GCCATCATCTCCGCAGTCGTGGACGACCTTGGCGGCCCGGGCAAGCCCGGCTGCATCGCGGACATACGCAGCCCGCAGTACGAGGGTAAGGTCTACGACATGGCTGGCGCCCACATGGTCGCCGGAGCCGACGGCGTGAAGGCCGAGCTTCTGCCCGTCTGGGCGAACGGCGCAGGCGTCGCGCTTGAGGTCGAGGGACGCGGATCAAAGGCCCACGGCGTCATCGTGCTTGTCACGAAGGTCACGCCCATCGCGCCGCAGGAGGAGAAGCCCAAGGCCGAGGAGCAGGAGGCGCAGGGGTTGGGGCTGGAGGCGTAGGCCATGAGCAAGGCCAACGACGGAGGACCTGCGTTTCCTGTGAGCGAGTGGGAGGAGGCATATCAGCCCTTCTTCGTGGGCGATCAAAAATATGCTCACCCAGCGCGAATCGTTACGTTGGGCGGCATGTCCCTGCGCGATTACTTCGCGGGGCTGGCCTTGGCATCAAGCGATTGGGAATCGACCCTTGGATGGACAAAAACCGACGCCGTTTTGATGCACGCCAAAAGCTGCTATAGAATGGCCGACGCCATGCTCGCCGCCCGCTCCAAGCCATGCCCCTCGACCTAGAACCCTCCGAGGCCGAAGGCGCTTCCGGCATCGTTGCGCTGGTCCCCGCGATCCGCACCGGCAACCTGCCGCTCCTGGACGGCGGCTGGCTGGCCGCGCTCGACCGCATAGAGGAGCGCGTCCTCTCGCTGAAAATCGTGGACGGTGCCTCGGCCCAGACGGCGAGCGACCTGCAAAGGCGGGTTACGACAGCCGGGCAGGACTTGAAGAAGGCCCGCGCCGCCGCGAAGGAGCCGCACCTTGCGGCCACAAGGGCGATCGACGCTGCCCTTGCCGCGCCGGAGGAGCGGATCGAGAAGGCCAAGGCCGCGCTCGGACAGGCGCAGGTCGGCTGGATCGAGGCCGAGAGGCTGCGGGTGAGAAGGGAGCAGGAGGCGAGGGAGGCCGAGATACGCAGGCTCCGGGAGCAGGCCGAGAGGGAGGAGCGTGAGCGCCGCTTGGCTGCCGAGAAGGCCGCAAGGGAGGCGGAAGCTGCCCGCATAGCCAAAGAGAAGGCTGACGCCGCCGAGGCCGAGGAGCAGAGGAAACGCCTTGCCGCAGGGGAGTCCGTCCCGCTCACCCTGGAGGAGGACGAGCCGGAGCCCGACATGGAGGAACCCCCGCCTCCGGCCCCGAAGTCGCAGGCGCAGGTTGCCCTTGAAGCCGCGCTTCACGCCCCCGCGCCCGTCGCAGCCAGACCGCAGGGGGTGGCCATGCGTGCGACCCTCAAGATTGCCAGCGTGGACGTCGCCAAGCTGCCGGAGCCGTTCATCACCAAGACGGCGAACATGGCGGGGATCAGGGCGACCTTCTGCAACGGATGGAAGGACGGTGACGCGCTGCCCGTCTGCCCCGGCGTCACGTTTGAGGTGGAGCGGAGCGCGGCGAGTACGAGGCAGAGGATATAGATGATCCCCGAAACCCTAACCGCCCCCGAGGTCACGCCCGCTGTACTGGACCTGATGGGCCACTTCCTGCGCGACGTGCCGCAGATTGGTCGCGGGGACTTCATGCGGACAAAGAACCTGCTTCGCGGCATCCGCCTTGAGCGCGACCCCTCCCTCTTGGAAGGCCAGCACTTCGGGCGCCAGAAATGCCACCCGGGGTACAGGCAGGTGGGGAGCAACGACGTTGGGCTGGAGGTGACACAATATGAGCGAGCCTAGAATACCTGAGAGGGTCCTTGCCACGCTTCTGCGCCTATCCGCCGAGCCGGGTAGCGGCGAGAATTGGCGCATGGCGCAACGCGCCGAGGTCGCTGGTGGCCCAATCACAGACCTGTCTTATTTCGGCAAGGAGCCATTCCTCTACAGTCACGTCCCGACGATCATGGTTGATCGCAAGGATCTGTGCGGCGCGGCGCTGGAATACGTCGAGGGCTACCGCGCTGCGAAGCATGAAACGAAGGTCGCCAACGACCGGGCGCAGCGAATGAGGATCGTCCTGAGCGGTCTTAATAGCGTGCTCCGTTACATGGAGATACTGGACCACCCGGCGCTCACAGACGAGGACCGTAAGTTTATCGAATCGGGAGAATGAGCGCCAAGCCACGCATCCGTGCGAGTGAGTTAGACTCCCTCATCCGCTGCCCCGGCAGCCGGACGCTGCGGGCCATCGTGGAGCGCAGGGGAGGCGACGACGCCAAGGAGGGAACGGCGCTCCACTGGATGATTGCCCAGCATCTCGTGCGCGAGATGAAGGCGACCGCGCCGGACTTGGGCGACATCGCCACCATCCTGCCAGCCTACAGGCTCTCGGATAGCGTCAAGTGGATCGTTCCCTGGTGCGTCTCGCAGGTGGAGGAGCACATACCCTCCTTCTACGCGCTTGAGGTCGAGACGGAGCTTGAATGGGAGTTCCCGCGCTTCGTCCTCACCGGCCACATCGACTGCGCGGGCACGTCGCCCGACGGCGCAATCGCCCGCGACTTCGACTGGAAGTGTGGCCGCATCGCGGTGGACGCCGCAGACGAGAACTGGCAGGTGCGCGGCTACCAAGTCCTGCGCCGCAAGGTCTATGGCATAATGGCGTCCCAGTTTCGCATCGCCCAGCCGTGGAACGACGACGACTTCGACGAGCGCGTAAGCCTTTCCGAGATCAGCGGAGCGGAGGCGCTGGACGCCCTCTGCGACGAACTGGAGGGTGCGGTCAATGCGGCCCTCGACAGGCCGATGGAGGTTGAAACGGGCGTTTCGCAATGCAAATACTGTGTGGGCCAAAACTGTCCCGCAATCCGCGAGGAGATCGAACTTATGAAAATGACGCTGACGCCCGAAGCCTTGGGCACCATCCGGGCGACCCCCGACGACGCAACGCTCGTTGACTGGGTGATTCGCGGCAGGACGCTCACGAAGCCGATAGACGACGCTGCGGCGCTTCTCAAGGAGCGCATCGAGGCCAGCGGGCCGATAGCCTACGAGGGCGGCACCGCCCGCCTCTCCGAGGAGCCGAGCGGCTTCGACGTCGTGGACCCGGCGGGGATGTACCGCGAGATGACGGCGGTCCTCTCCCCGGAGCAGATGGGGCCCGCGCTCTCGTACTCGGGCACGAAGATCAAGAAGGCGCTCTCGGAGGCGCTCAAGATCCCGCTCGGGGGCAAGAGCGCCGTGACCGCCAAGGGCTTCTTCGAGGCCCGGTTCGCCGCGTTCCTCAAGGCCAAGACGAGGAAGCTGCTGCATTTTGGATGAGTGGCAAGAACCGCATATCCGCCGCCGACCTGCCCGCGCGCTACCAAGCGCAGATCGCAGCGATGCTTAACGAGTCCGTGAAAAGCCTTCCATCGCCGAAGGAAGTGGGCGATCTCCTATATAAGAACTCGCCGTTCGGGGCCGCAGCCCCCAAGAAGCGCCTGCGCCAGTCCACGAAGCCGCTGATGAACAAGCTGGAGACGGCATTCTATGAGCATCTGACGCGGACACTCCTGCCAAGCATGGTTCTCGTTCAGGCCATCAGCCTGCGCCTCGGCAATGGAATAGCCTACCGGCCAGACTTCTTCACGCCCACCGTGGCCTGCATGGGGGACTACCATTTCGGCACCTTCTACGAGGTCAAAGGCCCAAAGGTGTTTCGCGGGGGCTTCGAGAACCTGAAGGTCGCGGCGCACACCTACCCCTTCTTTGTTTTCGCCCTCGTCTGGCTCGACGACTGCACGTGGCAGGAGCAGATCGTGCTGCCGTGAGGCCCACCCATGCCCTACCTTGAACTGGAGGAGCCGGAGGGGGAGATAGAACCCGGCGAGGTGGACCTGCCTATCCCGGGAGGCATGACGCTGCGGGACTACCAGAAGCGGGCCATCCTTGCGGTCGAGGACGGGTGGGCGACGTACAAGAGGCAGCTTGTCGTCATGGCGACGGGCACGGGAAAAACCGTGACCTTCTCCAAGATCGCGCAGGACGAGGTGCGGCGTGGCCGCAAGGTCGTCATCGTTTGCCACACTGAGGAGTTGATCGCGCAGGCCGCCGACAAGCTGCTTCGTTGCACGGGAATCGTCGCGGGCATAGAGAAGGCCGATGAGTATGCGAGTGCGTCCGACTCCGTTGTTGTCGCATCCATCCAGACCCTCTCGCGGGAGAACCGCCTCCTTGGATTTCCGCAGGACCACTTCGGCCTCGTAATCATAGACGAATGCCACAGAAGTCTGAGTGTGACGCACCTGCGCGTCATTAATTACTTTCACTTTGGCGAGCGCAGTTTGGACCCCGACTGGGTTGCCCCCCTTCCCGGCGAACCGTGCGAGAGATTTGCCCGCATCCTTGGATTCACCGCAACGGCGGATCGTGGGGACAGGCGCAATCTCGGCCAGATCTACGATCATTGCCCCCGCGAGTGCGAGTTTGGCCTGCTGGAGGCATGCCGCGAGGGCTATCTGGTGCGTCCAGTTGCCAAGCTGCTCCCCCTCAAGATCGACGTCGAGGGCGTGAAGATGCGGGGGCGGGACTTGGACTCGCAGGAGGTCGCGGAAAGGCTGACGCCGCTCCTGAACGAGATAGCACGCCAGATAAGGATCGAGGCGTGGGACCGAAAGACAATCGTGTGGCTTCCGTCGATCGACAGCGCCCGAAGGCTCTCCGAGGCTCTTGCCGCCACCGGCCTCAAAGCCAATTTCGTCTCGGGCGAATGCCCGGACAGGGCGGAGAAGATCGAGGCGTTCAGGCAGGCAGGACCTGGCTCCGTCATGTGCAACGCCATGCTGCTCACGGAGGGGGTGGATATCGTGGACGTCGACTGCGGCTGCATGCTTCGCGTCACCACGATCCGCAGCCTACTGGCGCAGGCCATGGGTCGCGGGATGCGCGTGCTGCCTGGTGTCATTGACGGGCTGGAGACAGCGGCGGAGAGGCTTGCGGCCATCGCCAAGTCCGCCAAAAGAATGATGCTAATTTTGGATTTCACATGGGTGTCAACGCGCCTTGACCTAGTTAAGCCGGTGGACCTCGTTATCCAGCGCCCCGACCTTCGCAAGCAGGCGGAGGAGACGGCTGAGAGGACGGGGATAACGGACCTCCTGGACCTTGAGGCAACGGCGTCCCGCGACCTGCTTGTGTCGCTACAGGAGGCGGCCAAGAAGCACGCGAGGAAGGCCGCGAGGACGCTTGACCCGCTGGCGTGGGCGGTGGAACTGGGCGACGCCCGACTTGCCGCCTACGAGCCCGAGACGGAGCTGGAGAGACGTCCCCCGACCGAGGGGATGCTCAACTTCCTTCGCCGCCAGCGTATCGACGTCAGCCAAGTCACCTGCTTTGGGCTGGCTAGGGAGATGATAGCCCGCATAACGAACAGGTTCAGGATGGACCTAGCGACGCCCCACCAGCTTCACTTTCTCGCGCAGCTTGGCTTTGACCGCGAGAAGGCCGTCGTCCTCTCGCAGCGGGACGCCACGGCCACCATCGACGCGCTGCTATCCGAAAAGAAGAACCGCCATGCACAACGAAAGTAACCTCATGCAGACCGCCGAGAACTGGTGGGTGCTGCGCCACGACACCCACCTCAGCCGATGGATCGAGCACCACCGCCGCCTCGACATCGCGGTGGGGGAACTCCTCCCCTTCCAGAAGTACATCCCTGTTGGCGGCACGGTGATCGACGTCGGGGCGTCCTTGGGCGACCACACGGCGACCTACGCCGACTTCGTGGGGCCGACCGGCAAGGTCATCGCCTTCGAGCCCAACCCCGACAGCGCGGAGTGCCTTCGCCGCAACATGGCAGGCTACCCCAACGTGCTGGTCGTCGAGGCGGGGCTCTCGGATTCCACCGGCACGGCATGGCTGGAGCGGGACGCCAACGTGGGGGCATCCCACCTGACGCGGGCCACCGAGGGATCGACCGGCGACGTCCGTACCGTGACGCTGGACGACTTCGTGGCGGCGAACCCCGGTTGGCTCAAGCGCCTCGACTTCGTGAAGATCGACGCCGAGGGCTTCGAACCGTTCATCCTGGACGGGGCGACAAAGACCCTGGCACGCTTCCGGCCGGTCCTCATGCTGGAGGTGAACCAGGGCCAGCTCCAGAAGCAGGCGATTCTCACCGAGGAGCTGCTGGCGCGGCTGTCGGGCGCGCAGTACAAGTACGCGGCGTGCAGCGGGTCCGAGGGAAGCGACCAGTGGGACGCCTTGGCTCTCCCGCGGTGAGCCTTCGGATAGCCATAAGCCTCTACTGCGACCGCTGCGGGGCGTTCCTCTGCAAGGACTGGAGCCGCGGCTGCGGGGAGGACGGGCGCAGGCGCAGCGTGGCCGCCGTTGCCCGCAAGATGCAGGTCATGGCCCCGGGGGTCTCGGAAACCACGATCGAGCACGTGGAGCACGTCTGCGCGGACTGCCGGAAGGAGGAGGATTTCGGCACGCAGGAGGCGGTCAGGACGACCTTCTATCCGAGGCCCAAGGGGCGCGGGTTTCCGCCGCTGCCGGGGGCTACCTAGCCGCCTGCGTCTTTAGCGACCGCAGCGGAAGCGGCTGCACCTTGCGCGCGGCCTCGGGGAACATCGGCACAATCCGTCCCGTTTTCTCGTCGTGGGTGAGCATCTTGGGCATAAGCTCGGCTGGCGGCGGTGAATATGGCTTCATGGCCAGCAATCGTGCCCATTTCTGAAAAGCCCGCCAATGGGGTGTTTGCTCCACCACCCCCCAGTCCGTCTTTGGCTTCTTCGGCATGGGGTGGGCCGGTTAGCGCGGGGTTGGCCGCGATGTCAGTTCCGACATTCGCTCGCCTTGGTCCGTCACCTTCTGGTCAACGGTAGCCACCTTGACGTCGAGCGCGTGGACGTCGGCGCCCACCTGCTTCACCGCCGCGAATATTCGCTCCTCGACCGCGCTCGTCTGGTCCTGCCTCGCCGTGACCCCGACCAGGATCGCCGTATGGCCATCCGCGATGGCCGACACCTGCTTTAGCTGCGCCTTCAGGGCGTCCACATCGGCCTTGGCCGCCACGACGTCGGGATTGAAGCTCGCGGTCTTGGCGGAGAGGTAAACCAAGCCCGCCAAAAGGAGGCAGCCGACCGCGCCAAGGATGCCCTTCAGCGCCCACTTGAAGGCAACGCTGCCAACCCTTGACGCGATCCGGTCCGCAGGTGAGGAGGAGAAATCCGGCTTTCGTTCGTAGGCCGCGCTTGGCATGGCAATAGGGTGAGTAAGTACTTAACCCCATAGCCAAGCAAGTTACAAAGAGTACGCCTTTTCACGCGAAAAAGGAACTCGCCAAAACGCAAAAGGCCCCCTCCCGCGTCCGAGAGGGGGCCGATCGCCGGGAGCGACCCGGAGTCGTAGTATGGAGGAAATGTCGTTAGGCTGCCGGAGGCGTGGCAGCGGGCGTCGGGGCAGGTGCGGGAGTCGGCGCGGGCGCGGCGTGGATCAGGCCGACCTTCGTCTCGAGGGCGACCACGCGCACCTCCAGGTCATGCGCCAGTGTCGTTGCCTCAGCCTTTGCGTCCGCGACGTCGGCCTTGGCCTGCGCTGCGATCGTGAGGCCGTTGTGCTTGGCTTGATATGCGAGGAGGCCGCCGAGGATGGCGACCACGAGGAGGACTATTTCTATGATGGTCATGTGTTTTGCGGGATGAACGTGCTTTGCGGGTTGGCTGACAGGGTAACAGACGGGGGCGCCAAGGCAAGAGCCGAGATGGTCTGTACGTGCGCTTGGATGGTGGCCGCCTGCGTGGCAATCGTCGCCACCGCAGCCGTATGCGCCGCCGTCACGGTGTTCAGCTTCTTTACGGTCGAGAGGTGCGTGAACAGCCCGACGTGGGCTAGGACGAAGATGATGGCGCCAACGACAGCCGACCAGAACACCCACTGGCCGTACTTGGCGGTGAGGAGGGACAGCTTGGAAAGAAGGTCCGTCTTCTCTGCGGTCGTCTCCTCCAGTTTCGAGGTCGCCACCGCAACCGAGCCTGTGAGCGTGCCTATCTGCGCCGTCGCCGCCACGCGGTCCTTTACGTCCACGGCAAGCGCGGCGGTCTTGGCTTCGTTGTCGCCCTTGACCTCGGCAAGCTGCGCCTGTAGGTCGGCTATTAGCTGCGCCTGCCTCGCCTCCGTCGCGGCAGCCAGGGCCTCTCCCTGCGCCTCTGCGAGGGCCGAAAGCGGGTCGTCCGCGCCGATGGCGAGGGTATTGAACTGGAGGGCCGCAGGGACGTCGGGAGGCACCGCCTTGAGCGCCCGCCCGGTCGCAACGTGGTAGGTGCCGCGTATCTGGGCCTGCCTCGCAATGTCGGCCTCCTTGGACTTGCGATCGGCGTCCTCACGCGCAATCGCCGCAGCCTGAGCCGCCTCCGCGCTCTTGAGGGAATCGACCGTGCCGGCGAGGGCCACAGCCTGCGTGTGCGCGTCCTTCAACTGGCTGCGCTCCTTCAAGGCGGCGGCGGAGGACCCCCCGAGCATCAGCACAAGCGCGGCGATAAGGAGGTCGATGCCCATGTCAGGTCGGCGGCGGCAGCACGTAGTCGAGCGGCCTTTTCGTGAGCACGACCCACATGTCATCGAAAGTCTCAAGCAGGTGGGAGCACGCATACTGCTGCGCGTCCTGACTTTTCTGCGCCCATGGCATCCTGATCCCTGCGGGTCCCATCGCGTGATCGTAGTTGCACTTCAAATCATACGGCCCGTAGGTCAGCTTGTTTGCGTCCCTCCACCCCTTGTGGAGGTAGTAGAAGAAGAAGGCGCACACGCTTGGAGGTACGTGGGTCATGTCACCGATGGCCCTCTCGCTTTTCCAGTTCGGCACCGCGATACGGAACGTCCCTCCAACCTTGAGGAGCCGCCACGCCTCCTCCATCATCGGCCAGCGCAGCTCGCGCGGAACGTGCTCGAGGAAATGGCTGGCGTGAAACTCCGTGACGGTCCCCTCCTTGGCGAAGGTCCACGGCAGCTTGAACAGGTCGGCCTTCACCGCGACGTCGGGCGCGTAGAGATCCACCCCGATGTAGCCAGGGACGCAATTTCTGCCGCACCCAAGGTCATATTTCAGTTCGGGCGGTTCCGGCGTCTGCCTTTTGGTTTTCTTGCTCATAGAATTTGCTTCAATAAACGACCGAATTTTCGATGTCCAGGTGCCCGACACGCACCCTCGTATCGCATGCGACCTTCATCCCCGCTCTCGCAGCGTTCTCGAAGAAGTAGAGGTCCTGCGTGTACGCCTTGGCCCCCTCCGCAGGGTCCCAACTCTGCTTCGAGACGAACCACGGACGCGGCAGCTTCCTAAAGCACTCCATGCGAAAGAGCGTGAAGCCCATGCCAAGGCCGTTCGTCGGCTGTATCGTGTTCTCGACCGGGCGCTGCGGCACGAAGTTGAGCGGCTGCACCTTGGGGTCGCCGTAGATCATGGGCTGCCCAAGGTCGCCCTTCGTCCAGTAGAGCCCGCCCACGGCGTCGTAGTCGCGCATCCCCTCGTAGAGTTTCAGGAGGCCGTCGGGGGGCGGCAGGTTGTCGTCCTCGACCGTCAGGAGGTACTTGAACTTGGCCAATTGCGGGTTGGCGAGAATCATGTCTATCGCCGCGTTGTACGCCGCGCCGACCTCCATCCCCTCCATGAAGATCGGGCCCCAGACCATCTGGTTCATCGGGCGCATGAGGCCCTGCATGGCGCTGACGAACCTCGGGCAGAGGGAGCGACCGCCCCTTGTCGGGCAGACTATGACGGTCGAGAGGTTCTTGTAGGAGCGGCTGGCGTCGAGGCGGGCCTGGGCCTTCGCTATGTCGTCATTCTGCGCCCCTGCGTTGTGGGGGACTATGATGGCGGGTTTGATCTCCGGGGGCATCTTCGGCCCCAGAATCGCCCCCGCCATTCGCTAGTCAAGCCGGAACTCAGCGAAACTGGATCACCATGTTTAGGACCATCATTTGCTTGTTCGAGTTCGATGGGTCCACGATGCCCAAGATCAGGGCGTCGTTGCCGATGGCACCTGCGTCCAAGTCCGTCCACTGTCCAATCTCGATTTCCTGGGTGACTCCGGTGGTGGTGGACGAAACATCAGAACCTCCCAAGCCGAGGGGCAGGTAGTCCGTGAAGGTGTTGTCTTTGAACGTGGCCCCCGTGACGGGCAGATAGCGCACGAGCAACTTCACGCCCGAGTAGGGCGCATAGATGCCGCTGCCGTTCGTCCCGTACAGGACTCGCGCCTGCGTATAGCCAGTGGCATCGAAGACTTGCGTCGATGTCGCCAGGATACCGCCGACGAAAAAGGGCTGCGCGGTACTCGAACCCTTCGGGGTGATGACGTTGTTCGCCGGTGCATAGAACGGGATCGAGACGGCGCCCCCGTATGTTTGAGCGTTGAGACTGAGCGAGCCGCACAGCGCGATGGCTGCGGCGATAAGAACTGACCTTAGTATGTTTTTCATGGCGCGGCAACGCTCCTACAGCGGCGGAATCAAGTCAAGCACTTTTCCGGCTTAAATAGAATCAGGCTTGGAAGTTCGCGTAAATACGGCTCTGGTTCCCGTTGCCGGATAAAACCACGGCACTCAAGGCGACAGTAGCCGGGAATGCTGCCGACGTGGCCGAATATACACCCACGCCCACAAGCGGAGAACTTTGGCCGGGCGCCTGTCCGTACCCCGGCAAGTAAACCGTTGAAGCTGGGAACGCGAACATGCCGAGGGAAAATCGCATGATCGAACTGGCTGACGCTCCGCCAGCCGACGAACTCGATGCCGAATATGCCATCCAGTATTCCCCAGCGCCAAATGTTCCTGTCCCTCCCAACGAAAGATTGGCGACCCCCGCGAAATTGGCATTCGTCAGGCCGGTTGTCTGGCCGCTAAAAGAAATGCTAGAGCTACCATTGGTGCTTCCAGTCTGCCAGCCATAGGTCATTGAGATGCTCGTTGCCGAGCATGACCACGCCCCTGAATAGGTGGCCGATGTCGTAAAGAAGCTAACTATATTTGTGCTCCCAGCAACGCCAGTAGCGGACCGAGAATACAAGGCAAAGCCTTGGGTGAAACCCTGCTGCCCGCTGGTGCCCACGGCGCTGCTTGCGCCGAACATGGTCACTGTCCCGAATTGATTTATGCGAGAAAAAGAAACCCCCATAGGAGCAACGAAGGGGCTGAAATACATTAAATTTGCGGATGCAACATCCACGGCGCCAGCTTGTGAAATCATCGCAGCCGGTGCCTCGAAGTTCGATAATGACGCCCCCGCCGCCGTCACCACGCTGCCGTTCAGCCCAAAGCTGATCCCGTTGCTGTTCGAGAACGTGATCGCGGACAGGTTGTTCGACGTGCTGCCCGCCGAGACGTTGATTGCATGGCTGGCCGTCATCGTCCCGACCCCGGCTCCAGTCGAGAGGCCAAAGGTCACGCCATTGCTGTTCGCGAAGGTCAGCGCCGACAGGGCGTTCGATGTACCGCCCCCTGCGGATACATTCAAGGCATAGCTGCCGGTCATCGTTCCAACTCCCGCTCCGGTGGAGAAGCCGAAGCTCACGTTGTTCGAGTTGCTGAACGTCACGGCGCTCATTGAGGCGCTGCTTGCCCCGGCGCTCATCTTCACGCTCCCCTGCGTGGACGCGACGGTCACGGAGGCCGTCATGACGGAGTTGCCCGAGAGACCGAAGGAGACGTTGTTGCTGTTCGAGAAGGTGATGGCCGAGAGGCTGAGGCTGGACGCCCCTGCGCTCACAAAGACGTTCGTCAGTGAAGTGGCGATGGAGGCCGTCATTGTCCCCACCCCTGCGCCGGTCAATAGCCCGAACGACACGTTGTTTGAGTTGCTGAACGTGATCGCGCTGAGCGCGTTTGATGTCCCCCCGTTTGCCGAGACGTTCAGCGCATGGCTGGCCGTCATCGTGCCGACGCCTGCGCCTGTGCTTAGACCAAAGGACACTCCATTGGAGTTTGAGAACGTCAGGGCCGATAGCGCCGCCGAGCTTGCCCCGCCGCTGACCGTGATGCTCCCCTGGCTGCTGGCGACGGAGGCCGAGGCGGTGAGGGTGCCCGCGTTGACGCCAAAGGAGACGTTGTTCGAGTTCGAGAAGACGACCGAAGTCTGCGCCGCAACGCTGGCCGTCACCGTGCTTCCGTTGGTGCCGAAGCTGACGCCGTTCGAGTTGGACAGGACGAACGCGGTGGCCGCTGGGAACGACGCCGAGGCCGTCAGCGTGCTGCCGTTCGTCCCGAACGTGACGTTGTTGGAGTTGCTGAACACGTAGGCTGTCTGCGCCGGGGGCGCCGAGAAGCTGGCGGTCAAGACTGAGCTGTTCGACATGCCGAAGGTGATCCCGTTGGAGTTTGAGAAAACGACCGTCCCGCTGGAGGCAAGCTGCGTGCCTGCTGACAGCGCCGCACCGCCTGCGGCCCCGCCCACGATGGAGGCCGTCATGGTGGACCCACTTAGGCCGAAACTCACCCCGTTGCTGTTCGAGAAGAAGAACTGCCCCGCGACGGGGGAGGTCACGCCGCCCGCGACAAACTGGACCGCAGGGTTCTGGTGCCAGCTCTTGACGTTGCTGACCGCGTTGTAGTCGGCCGGAAGGAGGCCAAGGGCGTCCGCCTGTAGCGTCCACGCCTGAAGGGTGTTCGTCGTCGAATCAACCCAGAGCTTCAGGACCGGCGGGACGAGGAGGACGGTCGAGACGTTGATGAGGTCCGTCTGCGAACGCACGCCCGGGTCCACCGTCGGCGTGTTGTTCGTGAACGCCGGGGGCGGATTGTAGGCTGCGCTGCCGGGCCGGGTGTCCATCTAGGGGGTGGCCCGCCTTACAGGACGTTCGTGCCCGTGGTGTAGCCGGAGAAGTTGAACATGATTCGGGTGGCGGCGGTCGCGGCAAGGATCGAGTTCGAGTTCAGGGCCACGCTGCCCGGGAAGGCGTTCGACGTCGCGCTGAACGTGCCGAAGCCCCCGTTGGGATCGAAGAAGCTGGCGTTCGACGCGGCGGACGACGTGCCGAGTGGCCGGAACTGGAGCTGTCCGAACGTCTGCTGCATGAAGGTCAAGGCAAGGGTGTTCGCCAGATTCGAGGTCGAGCTGCTGTTGGCGAACGCGAGGATGTAGCGCCCCGGGAACAGCGTCAGCGACATGGGCATCGGGATGGCGCGGAAGCCGCCCACGCTGGACGCAAGGTAGGAGGACGACTGCCCTGTCGTCGTCTGCATCGCCGTCGAGTTGAGGATGCCGATCGGCACCGTCATCGTCATGTTGCTGTTGCTGCTCCCCTGCGCGCTGAAGAAGAAGCTTCCGCTCCAGAAGGAGGTCGCCTGCGTCGAGTTCGTGCCGACGTCGCGCTGGTAGAGGGCGGCGCTGCCTGTGAAGCCGACGCCCCATGTCGAGTTCGACGCCTGCCCCGACGACGTGCCGACCGAGGCGAACAGGTTCAGGCGGAAGGCATTCAGCGGCTCCTCGATGTCGAACGGCGCGAAGTAGATGGAGTTCTGGCCCAAGGACGAATTGCTGACGATGGAGCTTCCGAAGGCCGGGGGGTTCCACTCCGAGGCGAGGCCGGTGGACTGGACGGTCCCCGTCACGACGCCGTTTGAGATGCCAAACGATACCCCGTTCGAGTTCGAGAAGGTGAGGGCCGAGAAGCTGCCCGCCGACGCGCCCGCCGAGACCCCCAGCTCCGGCGAGAAGTTGGGCAGCGTCGAGGCCAAGGCCAGGATGCTCCCGATCGGCACGCCGCCCAGTTCGTTGAACAGGATGCCGTTCGACCGCTTGATGTTGATCTGGTCGTCGGTGCCGATGACGCCGGTGAACGGGGGCTGGGGGACGTTTGAAAAGGGCATGTGGTGGGTCGTCCTTCTTCGGACGGTTTAGCGGTTATTGTGGGCCTTGCAAGTTGCTTACTCGGGGTCGGGCGGCGGGACGGTCGGGCTCGACGGGTTGGTCTGCGTCGGGTTGCGGTAGGCGACGACGCTGCCGCCAGCGAGCTTGATGTAGCTGAAGCGGCCCGGCACCCAAGCGCCCGCCGGGATGGGGACGCTTGTCACGGTGCCGTTCACGCTCCCGCCCGTGAGGTCGCATCCCGAGACGGCGGCGGTGGCGAGAAAGCCGTACCAGCTGCCGTAGTGGACGTTCGTGTCGCTGATGAAGTCGCTGTCACCCTCGCCGGGGAGGTTGGTGTCGACGACTTGGAGGGCGCTTGGCGTGTAGATTTTTGGTGCTCCCATGGCGGGTGGTGGTTGGATGGTTAGAAGCCTATCGGGCAGTATTGGCCGTTCGCGGGCGCTGCCGGGTCGGCGATTTGGTCTTTCAGAAAGTACATGGCGTCCTTGTCACTCTGTATAGCCATGGCATCGCTCTCCTTGGAAATCGAGTTCCAAGAAGCGGTGCCCATGAGATCCTTGACCGCCATGGGAATGAGCGCGGTCTCGAGGAACTGGTCCGGCACGGTGAGCGTCGTCGCCGCCTGAATGTCCTGCTGGAGGAGCCGCAGCGGCCAGAAGGACATGCGTATCTTGATCGGGTACGCCTGGTCCGGGAAGGGGAGGAACTTGAGCACCGCCCCCGGGAGCGCCCCCTGCGAGTTGCCAAGGTACTGCATCCACCACGCGCGCGGCATGGCCGGGCCGGTGTTGAGAATCCAGTTGGCCTCCCCGTTCTGCCGGCCGATGTTCATGGGGGAGAGGGAGACCTGTCCGGTGTTCGTGTAGGTCGGGTTGCCGATAACCCGGTCGAAGGGGTAGGTCGTCGAATAGAGGGCGTCGCCATATACAGTCACCGTCGCAGCGACCCCGCTCGGCCCGTTGTAGGGGTTGCGCAGCTGGGAGGTGCCGAGAATCTGGTTGTAGGACGGGTCGCCCGCGATCAGCACCGAGCAGCCGATTTGCGTGGGACTGAAGACGCCGGATGAGACCGCGGTCGAGCCCGCCGTGACCGAGATGTTGGTGAGCGTGACCGGCGCCGCCAGGGTGAAGCCCTGCGTCTGCTCCCGCAGGTACTCAGGGAGGGCGTTGTAGAGCCTCATCAGGGCCGCATTTGCCGCCTGAAGGACATCGTTCTGCTCCGTCAGGGAAAGGCTCGTAAGGAGCCCCTGCTTCGTCCTGCGGGCCACGCGCTCAAGGTATTGGACGGTCGTCATGCCGTGACCCTCCGTTCAGGTTCGGGCTGGAGCACGTTCGGGAATCCGCCGCCCGTCCCAAGGGTCTGCATGGCAACGTCGCCGTCGGCCTCGATCTGGGCCAGCAGGTCCTTGCGGCTGAACTGGCTGCTGCGGGTGATGGCACGGCGGGCAAGGGGAAGGAAGATGGACTCCGTGTAGAGGCGGGCGATGGGCAGCACGTTCGTCGACCCGATGGAGGCCACGGCGTAGTTCGTCCATGCGTAAACGCATTCGACAACGATGGTTCCGGGTAGGGGGACGACGGGACCCAAGACGCCGGGGGTAGGCGCCAAGTAGATGTTGATCTGCTCGATGTCCCCCTGCCCGGCCTGATTGTTCAGGTACTCGACCCAGTAGGCGATCGGCACCCCGGTATCGGTCCCGTAGAGCTTCTCCCCGAGGAAGATGCGGGCAAACTGGTCAAGTTCGCCCCGGGACAGGAGGGCGTTCAAGGGCACCTGCCCGTTGAGCCGAATCGGGCCCAGCACCTCCTGGATGGGCTGGGCGATGGCGTACATGCTGGTCCCCGCCGACAGGCCCACCGTGAGCGTCGCCCGGGTGAAGTAATCCTGCCCGGCCCTCTGGAGCGTCTGTCCGGCCCAGTTGAGGGCGATGATGACGTCCTGCTGCGCCAGCGTAGGGGCTACGGTGGGGTCGGTCCCCTCGATCCCCAGCTTGGAGAGGAGGTCGTTTGCGGCTTGCTGTATTGTGAGGCCGGGCATTTCACGCGGTCGCCATGACTGGCTTCGGCCCGGTCTTGGCCTTCAGGCGGTGGGGGGCAAGGCGCTCCACGACGTCGAGGGCCTCGTCGAGGCCGATCTCGCCGGGCTCGAGGCCCAGGCCGACAGGGGGAGCCTCCGGCGGGTCGTCGGGGCACCGGCAGACCGTGGGGGGCAGGATCTTGCAGAGGGGGGAGCCGAAGCAGAGCTTCGAGACCCGATCGAAGTCGGCGATGTCGGTTGGCTCGCCCTTGTAGAGGAACTTCCCATATTTGGGGTTCCACGCATAGTCGCCCTTTCGCATGCCCCCGACAACGGGGGAGCCGGGCACGGAGAATAGGAATCGCATGGTTCGTATGGGCCTATGCCCTTAATGGAGCCCCCCTTTGCAGAGGGGCTCGATAAGGCCACGAGGCTCTTACGTGATCGCCGGCAGGCCGAGCTCCGGGTAGGAGAGGGCGTGCGTCATGCAGACGAAGCCGGGATAGGTCCCGTTCGTGTTCTGCCGCAGCTGCTGGCCGAAGACGGACGTGATGTACTTCCTGGTCTCGAACCCGCCGTCCACGACCCACTGGGAACGCTGGTTCCTCATGGAGCCGTAGCCGCGGAGCATGAAGCCCGAGCCGAACATGACCGACTGACCGATCGGCACGCCGTAGGCGTTGCATTGGACGATCGTCGAGCCGATGGAGTGGTTCTCGTTGCAGAGACCCGCCCAGGGGCCGGTGTTCCATGTGACGTTGCCGACCGTGGAGAGCGCGACCGGACCATTCTGCACCGCAGCGAGGCGCTGCGTGATCGTGATCGTGTTGCCGTTGTTGCCGGTCGTGTAGGCGTACATCGAGACGCCGCTTCCGTAGGGATCGCTGGGCGCGTTGATGACGAGGAAGTACTGCACGGCCGAACCCGGCGAGTACGTGTTCAGGGACGTGAACGGGAAGGCGTAGTTGCCGAAGTACCTGAAGTACTGCGTGGTTGTGACCGCAGCCGCCGCAGCCGAACCGCCGCCCGCGACCGCGAAGGCCCCTGTCCCCGCCGTGATGGCGGTGCCGAGGTAAGCCTTCGGGTTGAACCCGGAGCCCGCGACCGCGTAGCCGTCGGCGTCAACCGGGTTGTACTCCCGGATGGAGTGGCCGTCCAGTTCCGCGTAGCCGCCCTGAAAGAGCGGGTTCTCGTCCCACTTCTCGCGGGGGGCCGCGTTCTGGAGGATGAGCTGGTAGTTCGGGTCCTGCTTGAGCCCGTAGAGGCCCGGGGTCGTCCCGACGACGCAGTACTTGCGAACCGGGGTCCCGCGAATGGTGCCCACCTCGCAGGGGGTGCCACCCTTCGGCTTCAGGGCCTGGCCCATCATCAGGATGTCGTTGTAGGTCAGGACGTCGGCTGTCTTCAGGACGCCGACGGACGACTTGCCGTTGGAGTTGAAGTAGTTGTTCGCCTGCCCCAGGAGCCGGATGGTCATGAAGACCCTCGCCGACTTCTCGCGGCCCATCCACTTGCCAAGCTCCTCAGCCTGGCCCGAGGCGAGCTCGCCCTGCATGCCGAGATACTCGTCGGTCCTCTGCGTGATGCTCGTCGCATTGCGCAGGTAGTCCGCGACCATCTGGTTGTTGTTGATGACGTCGGTCTCGAAGTCGCTCTGGACATTGAACAGGTTGTCCCCGAGCTTGCCCGGGCCGTAGTAGCCCGCGCGCGCCGTAACGTTGAAGGTCAGGCCCTTGCCGACCGCGGTGTCATTGATGACCCAGATGGGCGAGTGCTTGCTCGTCCCCTCGAACTGCTGCCAGAAGTCCTCGGACTGCTCGAAGACATCGACGACCTTCTGCCAGATTTGGCGCACCGAGGCCGGGCTCATGTTGGCGAGCGCCAAGCCTGTGTTCGGTGTGCCGAGTTGGAAATTTGTCATGGAAGTGAAACGCTGATGGATGCACGGAATCCCTCCGTGTGAGGGCCGTCTTAGCGTTCACTTCCCTGCCTTAACCGGGTGATTAGAACTGCCTTACACCTAGCGACTTCATGAGTTTCTGGACGTCACCCTGGGTCTTGATAGAGGAAATGGCCGCGTCAACGGGGTTGACTTGCGGGGCTGCGGCCGAGCGCGACGACCCGGAGGGGAGGACCCCCTTGGGCGGCGGGCGCGGTGCCGCGGGCTGGGCCGGCGCGGCGACTCTGGCGGCAGATGCCTTCTTGGGCGCGATGGAGTTTTCCTTCGCAACCATCTGGGCGATGAGGAGCGGCTTGTTCGGGTCGTGGAACAGGGGGTCCGAAAGGGCCTCCAGTGATTCCTCGATCTCGATCATGCGCTGGCGAAGGGGGCTGTCCTTGTCCGAGACGAACGGGTAAAATTCTGCGGCGCGTGTCTCCGAGTCGGCGAATTGCCGGTCGTAGGCCGCTGCCTGCTGCGTTGCTCCGCGTTCCTCGGCCCTTTCAAGGGCGGTCCTCTGGCGGTCGAGCCTGCGCAATTGGACGTCGATCTCGCTGACTTTCGCCATGTCGATGTCCTTAGCTGCCTGGACCTTGTCGGCTTCCAGCCTCTCGATCGTGGAGTCAACCTCGCTGATCGTGCGCGGGAGCTTTGGGTCGCCTACGGGCGCGGGGGCCTCGGGCGCCGGGGCTGCGGGGGTGGCTGGCGATACGCCGAGCTTTTCCTTCGCCGCCGCGAGACACTGTTCGAGGGTCCAGTCGCGGTTCCGTATCTGGTAGGCTGCTGCGAGCCGACCGACCTCATCCTTCTCGTTGAGACGGATGCGCGCCCTGTCCGCCTTGACGGGTGTTACCTCGCCGGACGGTTCGGGCTCTGGGTCGGGTTCCGCTTGCGCGGCTGGCTCTGCGGGCTCTGCCCCTTCCGCCGGGGCCGCTGGCTCGCCTTCCGGGGGAGTCCCCGCGTCGGGCGTGGCTGGTGCGGCTTCCGGGGCGGCTGGCGTCTCGGGTTCAACCGGGAACGTGCCGTCCTCCGGGGTCGGAGGGGGGTCCTTTCGTGGCGCCTGCTTTGTCAGCTCCTTCACGAGGTCTAAGACCCCCTTGGGATTGTTCGCTGACCCGAGAAGCGCCATCGTCGCCTTTTCCTGCTCTGCCTGGGATGTCTGCAATGAACTTGCCGGTTTGACCGGCTGTGCAGGTTCTGCCTGTGGGGCGGAACCGGAGCTGACCCGCGGTTCTGTGGCTACCATATGGGGGCCGTTATTAACGGTTAATTTTTGTTGTCAATACCTATTAACCATTAGGAGCCGTTGGGAACTTGTAATAACGGGCCGTTCGTGGCATGGCGGGGGCGTGGCAAACTACAAGGCCCCGGATTTGCGTAATCGTGCGCCCAAAGTCGAGACGCTGCCCGACCTGCGCCAGCGAATCACTCGCGTTTACGACATCCTCGGGGAGGTGCCGAAATTCCAGACGGCAGGAACGACACAACCGGGCGTCAGCGCGTACACTTTGCCGTGGGGCAGCGCGGACTCAGTGCCACCCTCTGAGGGTTCCTCGTATTCGAACTGCCTGCTGATAAAGCAGACCATCGAGGGGCAGTTTGAGTTGAACGGCCCCGGCGATAATCCAAACACGATCTTCCCGACGCTCACGAGGGTTTACGAGCAGATAAGCGCGACCGGAGAAACCAAAGTCGGCGACGACGACACGACCATCGACCAAGACGGCCTTGTAGAAGTAACCCAGCACTTCCTCCAGTTCTCCGTATCGGTCAGCGGGATCACCCCGACCTTCCTGACGCCGGGCACGTCATCCATCACTTCCGAGCCGGGCGCGACTTGCGTCCTCAAGGAGGAGATACGAACCGACGACGGAACCCTCCAACGGATCGAGCGGCACTATATTTCCAAGGGGGAGATTTCACAAACGATCACCGACAAGTTCAACGGCGCGCTGGTCCTTACGACGCTCGTCTATGTGAACGAAGTCCCGCCGACACCAAGCGGCGCTGTTCTGATTGATGCGAAGGTCGATCACCCGAACGGGAACGCTCTTTACCAATATACTTTTGCCAAGGGCCTCGGCCAAATCTCGCTGCAAACGGAGTACCGGCTGTCCCCGGACCAAGGCACGACCGGCGTAACCGTTCAGACGATACGCTACATCGCCGCGCCCGGATCGTCGAACCCCATATCGACGCCCGGAGGCTACGAGGAGATCAGCATCTCCTACGAGGAGCAGGACGGATACCGACTTTGGTCGGGCATCTATAGTTTTGGCCAAGGCACCATCGCCACCGAGGTCGAGATTCGCCTGAACGACAAGCTCCAGATAACGACCATCACGGCGATCAACTCCGCGCCGTCCGCGCCGTCCCCGGCCATCGGCGGCACGCTTGCGCTCATCTCGACCGACGTCCGCAACGGCACGCGCTTCGAGGACGGCACCGTCATCTACACGTACAAGTGGGCTGAGTCCGCTGGCGGATCAACCGGCGCTCAGATTTCCGTCGATACCGAGTACCTGCAATCGGTCGATACCGGGACGAACGGCGTCACGAGGACGACCTACCGCTACATCGTCTCCGCCGGGGCCACCATCCAGCCGACATCCGGGCCTTCGGGCACCGTGCTGGTAAGCAAGAGCTACGAGGACGCGGAAGGATACGGTTTTTGGAAGACCGTCTGGGTGAAGGGCGCGGGCACAGTCTTCTCCGAGGTGGACACCGTTGAGACGGGCGCACTCGTCCGCTACCGGATCGTCGGCCTCGGCACGGCGCCCTCCACGCCGTCGGCCACCATCGGGGGCACCGTCGTCTTGGTGGAGAGCGAGGTGAGGAACGAGAATGGCTGGCTCGTTTACGACTACCGCTGGGCTGAGGGCAACGGCCAGACGAACATCACGACGCGCGGGGAATCCGACGGCGCGCTCCTCTACGAGGTGACGACCAACACGGCGGCGGCCTCCACGCCCGCCTATCCCGGCAGCGGCACGGCCTATCTGATCGACCTCCAGCAGACGCAAGGGCCGGGCTACGTCGTCAACCGGGCGACCTACAAGAAGCCGCCGACCGGGATCGCCCTTCTTCGCCGCATCAAGTTTTCGATGCCGGGTCAGATTGAACTCACGTCCCCGAACCCCGGCTGGGTCTTCGTCCCCCCGGTCAACATGGACATCCTGGCGACGCAGACCTACACGTACCCAACGACGCAGGTCTCGACAACGCCCTTCACCATCAAGGCGTGGGCGGCCATCAATTACGGCTACACGCCCGTCGGCAGTTCCGTGGGCGTCGGCGGCCAGCAGGGATGCACGGGCTACCTCTCGGGCGCGACCGGCGGCAGCGGGGGCAGCGCCACCTTCAACAACATCCCGGTCAGCGCCTACAGCTACACGATTGCCGGGAGCACGCCGTCGTCCCCGCCCTCGGGCCCGACCCCGATCGACGTCGAGAACCGCGTCTATCTCGTCAGCACCGCAGGCACCATCGTCTATGAGTCGATCGTGACCACCTACAGCTTCTAATGGAATCGCCGCTTGAAAGGTCGAGGAGGGACATCGAGGCCGATTTCGCGGCCATGGCCGACGACTTCACAGTCAACCGCCTCGTCTATCCGCCCGACCGCCTGCCGACGCAGTTCGACCGCCAGATTGACCAGATACTAAGCCCCGTCTCCGGGGGTGGTGGCGGGGGGACGGCGGTCTATCCCTTCGACGTCATCTCGGCCGGCACGTCCAGCTTCACGGTGCAGCCGGGCACCATGAGCGGGCTCCTGCCCTCCAATTACGCCAGCACCTTCACGCTCACGCCGTCCACCACCTATTACCTCCAGTTGGACTGCACGGCGTCGTCCGGCCAGATAGCGAGCGCGGCCCTCAACTTCGCCGGGAGCGCGCCCGCGGCCATCCCGGTCAACATGGGCCAGCCGCCTACGTCGTTCAGCTTCCTCCTCGGCATCCTCATAACGAACGGCGCGGGAGGGGGCACTTGGTTCCGCTGCATCGCCCCCGGGAGCCTGTTCGCCATCGGGGCCTTGCAGTACCAGACGAACAAGGCTTCCCCGTCGCCGGGCACGCTGCCGTTCGACAACTGGTACACCTGGCTGATCGAGCAGGTCTAGCGCCATGTGGACATGGGAGACAACGCGGGCGGCGGTCTTGGCCGGGACGTCCAGCTATTCGTCAACCGAGACGTCTAGCGCGACCGTCAACGGCTCAACGACCGTCTTCACGGAGACCCCTGTCGGCGCGTCGCAGTCCACGGCTTCGAGCTTCATGTCGGCCACCTCCAGCGAGGCAGGCGCGACGCAGGAGTGGTCCTCCGTTCAGGACTTCGTGGTGTACCAGAACGTGACCTTCGTCCACATCGAGAGCGGGACTGTCGTCGGCAGCAACTCGACGTCCTTCGGGCCGGTCAACAGCAGCACGTCCACGCACAGCCATTCCCAGTTCAGCGCCCTCACGATCTCGAACCTCACCAACTCGGCCGGACTGACGAACGCCACGACGTCCGTCACGGGGACCTCCACGCACACGACGCTCGTCACCGTCTCGGCCCCGACGTTCACGCAGAGCTACGTCTATTCCACTCAGACCTCAACCACGAACACCCCGGTTGTGACGACGGCGACCTCGACCTTGGGGGCGACCTATCCCAACACCTCCACAACCAGCTTCACGGAGACGACGACAGGGACGCCCACCTCTACCACCTATTCGGCGCTGACGACCGTCCTTTCATCCAGCACCTATTCAGCCACGGTATCCGTCACCTCGACCGCCAACTTCACGACCACGGTCAACAACACATCCTCGGCGGCGAACCAGTTCGTCCTCTACGACACCGTTGTCCTCGCGGCATCGACCGACTGGCTGTGGTCGCTGACGGCGGCAGGACCCGGCGACCCGACGGCGGTTGCGGCCTCGTTCACGCAGACCACCATCAGCTTCACCTTCGGGAGCGTGACCGTGCCTGTCGGCAGCTACAACCCGACGGCGACCTTGGCGACCGTGACCTACACGTCGGCCTCAAGCTACCAATCGACGACCACCACCTACACGACCAGCGCCAGCACGAGTTCCACCTACGCCGTGGGCGCGGTCCCGACGACGACGACCACCACCTTCGGGAGCACGACCGGGACGACGGTGGCCGCTGCGCTGCCCCTCACAAGCACCGTCTCCGAGACGATCACGTATCTGACTACGCAGGGAACGACGCTCACCTATTGCAGCCAGCAGACGGTCTCCAGCTCCTTCGCCTACAATGTCGGCACGAGCGTCACGGCGGTCTTCACGCAGACCGACGGGACGTTTGTGACGACTGGCGCGGGCGGCACGCTGACGACGCTCGTCACCTACACGCAGCCGTCGGCCAACGGGGCCAACCCGCAGGGGGCGGAGACGATATTCATAGGCGATGGCGATTACTCGTCCTTCCAGACGGTACAGCTTATCAATGGAACCTCGACCGTGACCGTGACGAACTCAACGACGCAGATTGCCTCCGGCGTGGACATTATCGGCCAGACCAACGCCTCGGCCTCGACCTACGCCAGCGGCGCACAGGCCGCGCAGACCTTCACCAGCGCAGTCGATCCCGGCGGGGCGACGATCACCTTTGAATCCATGCTCTCCGTCACGGATTCGACGATCCCGCCCGGCTGGCAGCCGACGCCCTCCAGCTTCGGGGCAGACAACTCGGTGGGGACGAACATCAGCGGCCCGTCGTCGATAGAGGCCACCGGCTCCGGCTGGCCGTCCGTGTCCTTGGCCGTGCCGACCGGGACGGAGACGTACATCCTGACCGGCACGGTGCCGACGACGGACGTGAACCAGCTTACGACGACCGCCTTTGGGGGCTTCGACTGGGTATCGACGACCTCAACCAAGGGCACGCTGACGGTGGGCATCCTTCGGGTAACGACCTGCGACAGCTTCTCCAACACCGGGACGACCGAATCCACCTTTGACACCGGCCACTCGACCTATTCTATGGCCTCGGGCCAAGGGGCGGCGGCAGAGACGGTTCCGGCGGTGTATTCGGCCAGCAGTTCCCAGGAGCCCAATCCCTTCGTCGCCTTCCCAGCCTTCCCCGTGACCACATGAAGCTCGCCATAACCGTAGCCGCGACCGCCAACTACTGCTACGCGATGAAGACTCTCGGTCGGCGCGTGGCGGCCAACCTCAGCGCGGCGGGGTACAGTGGCAGCGGGACGGCCATCATCGCGGGCGACAACAGCAGGCAGGTGAAGGATGCGGTCAAGGCGTGGAAGGACGCGCTGCCCGACCACTGGGCGGTCATCCACCTCGACGTCGCGGAGGAGAACAAGGACGACGTGAACTATAAGGCGGGCGCGCAGATGCTTATAGCGAGGCTTCGGGGCGCGGCGTTCTCGGAGGCCCGCAGGGTGGGCGCCGACCATTGCTGGAGCCTCGACAGCGACACGCTGCCCCCGGCGAATGCGCTTCGCTGCATGCTGGACATGCTTCGCTTCGACGCGGGCTACTACGCCGTCTCCACCTGCCCCTACCCCAACGAGGCGTTCCTTGGGGGGCGCGGCACCCCGCAGAACCCCATCGCGGAGGACTTCCTTGAGACTGAGCGGCTGCTGACGGACGAGCTCAAGGCCGAGAAGGCGGCGCTCGAGGTCGAGATCAAGCGGTTCAACGACGAGAAGGTCACGGCGCTGCCGCCGGAGTTCGTCGAGCGCAGGAAGAAGTACGACGAGGCGATGAGGAAGTGCCCGCCGGACGGGAACGTCTTTCAGGTGATGGGCAAGCACGGCTGGAGGCGGCGCGGCTGGCTGGATCAGGCGTACCCGGCGATCGGCAAGGGCTCGGTCGTCCCGTCGGACTGGTGCGGCTTCGGCTGCACCCTCATGGGCCGGGACGCTCTGGCCTTGGCCAACTTCGAGGGCTACGACGGGAACGGCACGGAGGACCTGTTCGTCGTCTGGAGGCGCTGGTGGCCCGCCGGGCTGCGCATCAACGTCATCCCCCATTGCCCCTGCGATCACGTCATCTGGGCCAAGAAGAAGGGGGGCAGCGAGACGGAGTTCACGCTAATAGCATCTGGACACGAGACCCAAGGGGAGTGTATAGGACACCTAAGAACGCAAAAGACCCCTTGGGTCGAAACCTGAGATGCCACTATTCCCCCAGACGATGCGCAGGGACGGGAGCATGATCTCCCGCAGGCTTGGGACGCCCTCGCAGCCGCAGGTGACGCTCTCCGGCATGCCCGGCGGTCCCGGGCCGGTTGGCACCGCGGCAAACCCCTCCCCGCAGGCCGTGGGCGGGGCATCCCCCCTTCGCTCGGCGTACAAGGCCACCCCGAGTTCGGGCGGCATTATCCAGGCTGGCAACAAGGGGGCGGTCTTGAAGTACGTCGCCCCCGACGCGGGCTACAAGGGACCGCAGGCGACCGGCTTCGGGCTGTCGCCGCAGCAGCTTTCGACCCTCCAATCGGCGTCGCCGGCCAACCGGCCGGACCAGACCGAGCGGGCGAATCCCCTGACGAACGGCGGCGGCGCTCCACAGGTGGCGGGAACCTCTGTCCCGGTTGAGAAGCCGACCTTGGACCCGGGGAAGGCCATGGGATTCAGTTCCAAGGGGAACGCCGTCCCGCAGGGGCAGGACATGGAGCCTAGGAACGAGGCGAGTCCGGCGCCGGACACGACCGCTGCCGACACCCCGCAGGGGGACAGCCTCACGGCGGGGGACGGGGCGTACCAGAGGAGCTTCACGAACCCCACCAGCGCCAGCCTCTACCGCAGCTTTGTCTCCAAGCTCTTTCAGGGGAGGCAGACGCCTGCCGGGAGCGTGACTGGACTCAAGGCGTCCATGGGGCCGGGTGCCTCCAAGGGGACGATGGGCGTCTCGAACGAGGACTACGAGGGGCCGGACGGGGAGAATTGAGTCCCCGACAGACGGGAGAGTTCGCCAAGGATCTGCTTCTCGCCTTCGTCAACGAGGTCGATCAGTTCGCGCAGGACCACGCATTGCGCGCGCAGGATTTCGCGCTCCTCCGGCGTGCAGGGCTTCTCCTTCGTGTCCGGCGCATGGTAGATCAGGCTGGAGGGGCGGGTGTTGTACGCCTCGACCGCCTGCGCGAACTTGTCTCTCACGCGGCGCATGAAGTAGCGGTCGAAGGCTTCCGTCCGCTGGAGCGTGCGGATGTCCTCAAGGTCGCGGCGGGCCGAAATCTCCTGCGCCCGCAGGTTGTCAGCGTCCTGTTGGGTCATCGGCGGGAACCTCCTCCAGCGGCTTCGGCACCTTGCGGACGGCCTCGACGCAGAGCTTGATCTCCTCGACCTTGCGGAAAGCCGACGCCACCCATCCGACTTTGCGCCCATGGCTGTCATATCTCCAGCCGCCGAACCCAACCAGCATGACGACATTAAACCGAGGGCCGCGCCAGAAATCCTCGACGCAGTAAACCTGCCCGTATTGCGGGCATGTACGCTCATACTTCATCACAACCCCATCAGGGCGATTTCCGCTCACCCGCATCACCTTGTCGCCCGGCTGGAATACTTGGTCGCTCACAGCCTACTCCCTCGCCATCTTCTTGACCTTGGCGATCACGGTCTCGGGCTTGATGCCAGCCAGAACCTCGCAGAGGCCCTGCTCCCTTGACGGGCAGTCCTTGGGGAACTTGGCGCGCACGGCGCTCCCGCCCTTCTCGTGGAAGAAGCATGGGCTGCATTTACCGCGCCCCTGGATGCCGAAGACCGACGGCGAATAGACCGTCCGCAGCGCCCACGGGAACGGGCCAAAGAGCCCCACTGAGGGCACGTCCAGCGCGCCTGCGATGTGGATGAAGGCCGAGTCGCTGCCAAGGAAGCAGCTTGCGCCTTGGATCACGGCGGCGGTCTTTCGGAAGGAGAGCCCATGGCTGGACAGGTTGCGCACGTTCGGGCCGTCGGGAACGCGCTCAAGGTTCTCCCTGCGTCCGATCAGGTACACCTCCCACGCCGTCTCCTTCTGGAACGCCTCGACGATGGTCGCAAGCTGCTGCATGGGGTACACGCGGCAGAGGCCCGACATGGAGGCATCGACCTGAACGCAGAGGCGGCGCACGTTGGGGATGCGCGGGTACTGGACCTTGGCCCACGCGGCTTCGTCGTCGCTGACGCGGTACTCGGGCTTTCGGTCGCTGGTCTTCGGCGTCCACTCGCTCACGTCGTCCTTCGACCCCTTGAGCCACGCCTTCTTCGGGTGGGCGATGCCGATCATTTCCGCGAACACGTCGGCCATCGGGATGTCCTCGGCGCGGGGGTTGTTCTCGATCGCGTTCTCAAGGAACACCCAAGCGTCGTACTTCGCGTGCTCGGCCTTCGTGAGCGGATAACGCACCACGTGGTCCACGTAGGGGAGTCCCTTCATCACGTCGCCGTAGTCGCGCATGGTCGCCACCGTGAGGACGATTCTCGGCCAGCGCCGCTTCATCTCGCGCAGGGCGGGGGTGAGATTGGTAAGGTCGCCAAAGCCCCCTACGCGCACGATGACGACCGACTTCCCGTTCCAGTCGGCATTGTCGTCGAAGGGGCGGCTCTCAACGAGGGGCGTCATTTTGCCCGCCCCGCATAGGTTGATGAGCTGCGCCCCCGTGATGTCCTCGCAGAGGTATTCGCCGGGTTTGATCGTCTGCTCTGCGTCGATGACTATTTCTTCGGGGAGGGTGACAACGTGCATCGGGCGGCAGCGTGGTAGGGGCGGGAAGGCTGGTCAAGCCGGAAACTTTCGTTGACAGCGGCAGTCCGGCAGAGCACCTTCCCGGCGTTCTTTGATCCCTGAATTGAACGTAGGTGGGTAAGCGATCCTTGCCAGACGACGCAGCGCCAGAGTGGGGCGCGGCCCTCCCATGGGCGCTCTGGTTGCTACCATGTCGCTTGGCAAGGAAGTACCCGCAGCGGAGGCCAGCCCTAGGACCGGGGCGCGGCGTCTGTACAAACGTGGTACCGGTCCCAAAACGGTCTGTACGGGTGTCCGCTACGGTGGCCCCTCCAACTAGACGCAGCAGCACGCGCTGGAAATCAAGACGTGACAGCCCGCAGGTGTAGCGCCCTGCACGTTCAATTCAGGGATCAACCCCATCTTGACTCGCTCCACGCGCCTGTCGTAGAACCGTCCCATGGCTGACAACTGGATTCAGGCCAGCGGGGTCTCGAAAAACAAGGGCGGCCTTCACCGCGCCCTCGGGGTGCCATCGGGCGAGAAAATCCCCTCCTCCAAACTCTCCGGCGCCCTCAAGTCGGCCAATCCCCACCTGCGCCACATGGCCCGATTCGCCGCGAACGTGAAGGGGCTTGGCGGCAGGAAAAAGACCAAGCGGCTGTTTGGAAGATAGCACCATGCCGGGGTCGCTACCCGGCCGCGAGGCCCGTGTGGCAGTCGGTCTGCCCTCCGATGAAACAGCGCGGCAGTTGCCTTAGAATTTGGGTTTCCCCTTCAGCTTCCTGCTGTCACGCGCCGGCGCATCCGGCGAGATGGTGAAAGTCATGCCGCCTGCGCCCCCGCCGACAGGCCGCCGGCAGGCTTTGCCGCCTGCGTCATCTGTGCCGGGGCGACGCCGTTGCCGACGTTGCCGATGTCGCTGCCGCCCGGAGGCTGCTGGCCGGGTGCGCCGACCGGCCCCTGCTGCGGCACGATCACCTCGTCGGCGTTCGCCTGCGGGTCAAGGATGCGAAGCTGCCTGCGGTAGAGGTTGCAGAGGATCAGTTGCAAGTTCGGCGGGTTGGTGTAGTAGTCCTTCACGAGCGCGACCGCCTGCGACGAAAGCTGGAGAATCTGCTGGTTCCTGTGTGTCGTTAGCTCGATGTCGCAGCGGAGGCGAAGGCCGCGAACGTCGTCCGCCGTCATCATGTCCACCCCGTCCGTCACGCCCTCGCAGAAGATGCGGAACTCGTCGGGGTCAAGGTTCGCAAGGACGACGCTGATCTCGCGGTTGAGTATCCCCGTGAGCGGGTCGGTCAGGTCCTCGAGAATCGGCATGAACAGCTCGTCGCCCGACTGCTCGATCTGCATGATCCCCGTCGCCAGCTTGGCTGACTGCATCCCCGCCGCCTGATTGTCGTTCGCGTTCGTGACGCCGCTCTCATTCATCGCAAGCTGCATGAAGTACTGGATCATCGTGTGGAGCGCCTCGAACTTGGTGTCGTTCAGGTAAACGACCTCCACGCAGTCCTCCGCCTTCATGTTCTGCTTCTTCGTGTACGTCCCGCCGAAGTTCATCTTGAGCGAGGGGTCGCGGTCACCCTCCAGCGTGTTCTTCGGGCTCCAGAACAGGACGTAGCCCGCACGCGACTGGCTGAAGTTCCAGCGGTTCACCATGAGATCCACGATCGTCTGGTAGCAGTCGAAGTACTCCATGATGCCCTGCCCGTACCAGCGGCCCTCGATGGGCTTGATCCTCACGATCTCGATGGGGCGAAGGCCGTCGGTCGTCACGTTGGCAACGTGGTCGTAGAAGATGGGCTTCTGGGAAGCCCTGTCCGCGATCAGCATGATGTTCTCCGCGATCCCGTCGCCGTTCGCGTCCCACCAGAGGTAGAACTCGATGAACTCCGCGACGGGCCCGGGACCGCCGCCGGGGGTGGCGGGGAGCGGCGTCATGGACTCCAGCGGGCGGATGGCCAAGTCCACCGCGGCCTTGGGCTCCTGGCTGTTCTGGTCCAGCGTGCGAAGGAGCGCGATCATCTTGTGCGTGGCACTCGCACGGCCCTGCGGGTTGTCGTCCACCATCCCGCGCTTCACGATCAGGTCCACGAACTCGGCCACCTGCTTGTCGTAGATATGGTAGCAGGTGTCGGCCTCCTGCACGCTTGCCGCCGTCTGGGGGAGGCCAAAGTCCTTGTAGTAGATAGGCTCGCTGACCGCGCCCTCGAATAGCACCTGCCGGCGGGTGAGCGGCACCTTCTGGTACACCGGGGCGTCCGGCTGCGGGGTCACGCCGTCGGAGGCAAGGACCTTCGTGCCAAGCCCGTCCTCCTTGTCCTGCCACTTGGCGTCCTCCGTTATCGTGTTGCCCTTCTGGTCGCGCATCGGCGTAACCTTGCCGGGCTCGCTGTTGACATCCACCAGCACGCGGGCCTCGGTGTCGAATATCTGGTCGCGCACCACGTAGGTCGTCTTGACCGCGCACTCGCCGAGGATCAGCGCCTGCGTGATGGCGCGGCCCATGTTGACCTTCGTCTTTCCCTCCTTGGCCTTCATGCGGCAGTAACGCTCGATGAGGTCAATCTGCGCGTCCTCCAGCGGGTCGGCCTGCCCCGGCCACGGTTCGGCGGAGAACCACGGGTCGCTCCCAAAGAGCGCCTTCTTGGCGCGGGCGATCATCTGGGCGCAGATGCGCCGGGAGAGCGGCACCGCGATGTTGGACGACATGAAGATGTTCTCGACGCCCATCGTGTAGGGCCTCCACGACACGTCGTTCATGAAGGTGGCGTCGAAGCGGCTCCTTTTCCCGAGGAACGTCATCGCCGGGAGAAGCCCCTGCGCCGCCGCCTGAAGGTTCGGCGTCGGCTGGAGGTTCGCCCACCAAGTCGGCTGAAGTGTCTGGTCGCGGCCAAGCTCGTTACTGATGTCCTTGAATCTGCGGAAGGCGTGGTCCAGCATCTGCGTCTCCTGCTCCCGGGTGAGCTTCAAGCCCCCCTGGAACGGCACCTGCGGCTCCTTCTGGTCGGAGGGTGGCATCGGCCCTGCCGCCTTCGCGGCGTCGTGGATGAAGTCTGCGGTTGGGGAATCCATATTAGTGTACGCCCGCCATGCGGCCAATCTGCTCCCTCACCTTTTTCCTCTCCGTTTCCTCGACCCGGCGCACCTCGTTTTGCACGGCGGCGTCCGTCTTTCCGTAGAAGCCGGGACGCAGGGCGTCAAGCCGCGCCTTTATGAGGCGACCGCTCACGGTCTTGTAGAAGTTGTACTCCTTGTCGGTCATCGTCCGGTTGCCGAGCTTCGTCTGGCGCTCGGGCTCGGAGGGCGCGATGTTGCGGTCCGACATGGCGCGGCGCAGCGGGTCGTTCTTCTCCGTGCTGACAAACCGCTGACCGGGGGAGTAGGTGATCGCGTCCCCAAGGGCGTCCGTGCGGACGGGCAGGCTCCGCCGCTCAAAGGGAATCTGGGCCTTCGCTATGTCCCCAAGCGAACTCGCTTCCCGCGTCCGGGGGTCGAAGGCTTGGTCTATTTGGCGGACCAACGCATCCGCCGGGATGGCGGCAGAGGCTGCGGAGCTGGCGAGGAAGCGCCCGATCTTGGCCTGCGTCGTTTTGCCGGAGGCGAGTTCGGCCATGTTCGACAGGCCCTCCAGCATCGGCTGGTCGATGATGCTTCGCCCAAGGGCGCTGGCAACGGCATCAACGCCCTTGTTGCCAAAAAGAAGCTCGCCCTTCTGCTTCTGGAAACGGTGCGCGTCGGCCATGTTGCCGATGATGGACAGCGGCACTGCGAGCGGCGTGTTCATGTAGTTGTACCACTTCCCCGCGATGCGCCATGAGTGCGCACGCTCCCCCTGCTGGCGAAGCTGCGTCGCGTGCGCGTAGTCGCTCGGGCCCGCCCCGGTGATCGCAAAGCCCGTGTGGTCCTTGGGGTCGTGGTTCACGGCGGCATTGTAGAGGGAGCCCATGAGCATCGTTCCCGCCGCCGACTTGACGAGCAGGCGGTTCCTCTCGTCGCCCTCCGGCTTCTGATAGACGCGGTTCTCGTCGTACTGCCCGTGCAGCGCCCGCTTGGCCCCCCACGGCGTGTAATTGACGGACTCGTTGACCATGTTCGTCAGCGTCCGCATGAAGGGGATCACGGGCTTCAGTATGGGGATGCCAGCGACCTTGACCTTGCTGTTCACGGCGTCGGACACCACGCGGTAAATCATGCCGAGGAGCCCGGTCGGCTCCTGCGCATAGACGCCCTCGCGCATGTACTTGTCGGAGACCGCATTCACCTCGCGCCCTGCGGCGCTGCCCTCCCGGTGCTCCTCAACCATTTGGGCCACGCGGAGCCCCGCGTCGGCACCCTTGAAGCCTTCGGCCTCTGCGCGCTGGCGGAACACCTCGAATTGCTGCGGGGTGACGCCGAGCGTTTCCTTCACCTTGGCCGCCAGTTCTGCCCCCTTGTACTGGCCCTCCAGGAGCTTCGTCGCGGCAAGCCTCGCGTAGGCTTCCCGGTGCGTCACGGCGAACATGGCCTCGATGGCGCGGAAGGCCCTCGGCACGTACTTCATGAGTTGCGGGTAGGTGCGCAGCTTGTTTAGAACGGGCTCTCCCGGCTTGTCCTTCACGTTCTCGAGCGCCGACACCGGGCGTGGGTCCGTGACCGTCTTCTTGCCGGAAGGCAGCGTCTTTTCGGTCGTGTCGCCCCCCTTCAATGCGTCGAAGTCGATTGATCCGCGGCCTGTTTTCATCACGGACGCGAACCGCTCCAAGCCCTCCGGCACGCCGGAAGCCCATCCCTTCAGGATGTCGCCAGCGTGGGCCGGGTTGGCAATGACGGTGGTCGCAAGCTGCAACATCCCGTTCGTGATGTCGCCAAGGGCCTTTATGGGGACGGTCGTCCCCGAGAGCATGTTGGCGTACCAGAGGCTCGTCGCCGTGTCGATGTGCCTGCCCATCTTCGACGGGTTCTTGGCGTCGTGCAGTTCCGTCGCAAGGTCCAAGGTGGCGCGCGCACGCGAAGCGGCATCCGGCGCCCGCTCCACCTTGTCGGCCAATTGACCGATCTTCTGGACGCGCTCCGGGCTCGCCTTGGGGAGCCCCAGTTCGCTGACAACGGCGTCGTGCAGGTCAGCCCTGTCCATCGCGCCCAAGTTGGAGAGCTTGACCGCCTTCTGGACCGCGCTGAAGACCTTGCCCGCGCCGCCCTTGTTGGTGAACCGCTTCTTGAGATCGTCCAGCGCCTTGTCGCGGGCGGCGGCGTAGAGCTCCTTGGCCCTGTCCGTCAGGTCCGACTCCAGGCGGGTCGCGTCAGGGCCGGAGATGCCAGCGTCCTTGACGAGAGCGTTTGCGATGTCGCCAGCCTTCCTGTCGGTCTTGGACAGGTGCTCCCGCGCTATCTCCGACACCTTCTCGCCCATGGCGTCGTGCGCGCCCTTGACCGCCTTTGTCAGGATTCGCTCGCTCCAAGGCGTCACCCCGAGGTTGGAGAGTTCCGTGTCGAGGAGGTCCACGGGCGGGGTGCCTTCCCCGAACTTCTTGGCCACGGCGTTTCGGACGCTGGTCAGCACTTGACCGTAACGCTCCTTGTTGTCCAGCGCCTCCCGCAGGATGTCGCCCGGGGTCGGCGGCGGGGCACTCTCGGGGCGCTCCGGCATGAACTCCTTCAGCCTCCCCTTAACCTCGGCCACCACGCGGTCGGTGAATTCCTTCAGCGCAGGCTGCTCCTTCGCCTCGGCGGGGGACTCCATCATCTTGACGATCCGGTCGCCCGCGTCCTCGCGGTACTTTTCCCACGCGGGCTTGCCGATCTTCAGCGTCCTTAGCTTGTCGCGGATTTCATCGCTCGCCTTTTCGATCGCCTCCTCCTTCGCGTCCTCAATCGCCTTCTGGGACTCGTCCAGCGCCTTCTTTCCGTCGCTCCCGAGTTTGCGGTCCTGCTCCTGCGCGACGTCCGACAGGTGGCGCTCGATGGCCCCATGGCGCTCGCCCTCCTGGAGGTTCTGGAGCATGGAGGTTCCCTGCCCGACCTCCGTCTCGTGCGGGGCGCGGATGGCGGAGAGTTTGTTCCTGTCGCGGATGGCCTGCGCAGCCTCCTCCGGCGTCTTGGCGTCCATCAGGCGGTCGTTCGCGGCCTTGGCTAGTCGCACGTAGATCGCGGTCTTTACCGGGTAGGGCACGCCGTCGTCGGCGCGCGCCATGGCAATCTCCATCGCCTTTTCAGGCCCGTGGTGGTCGATGATCGCCTGCGCTGCGTCCAAGTCGGGCTTCTGCGAACGGCGCTCATACACCTGCCGCACGATGTTCTCATTGGCGCTTCTCTCGGTATCGGGTAGGCTGCGGTAGAACTTCCCCGGCTTTCCCGGCACGGGCTCCGGCTTCTGCGCCTGCGCGGCCTCCTCCGGTGCGTGCTTCATGATCGCGTCGTGCAGGTCTTGCAGGTGCGGGCGAATCTTATCGCCAAACTCCTTCACCATCTCGGCGCTCCACTTGGCGAAGTCGCGGACGCCGCGCTCGGCTATTGCGACGCCCTTGACGGCGAAGGCTGCAAACTCGGAGGGGGACACGCCGCTGCGCACCTTGCCCTGCCCGGCCTTGATGACCTTATCCGCCCACGCCTCGGCCTTGGAGCCTGAGACTACGCCCTTCTCCGGGGTGGTGACTCCCGGCACCTCCGGCTCGACCTTGTGCTCCGCCAGTTCCTCGGGCGTCAGCTTCGGTACGGCCTTCGCGGGGATGGTCGGCGGGCGCAGTTCGCTGCCACCGAATGACTTCAGCCGCTTCTGAAACTCGGTGATCGCCTCCTTCGTGTTGCGAATCTTGTACTCGCCGTCTCCGGGCACGCTGAACGTGACCTTGCCGGGGTCCTTGGCTTTTTCCGCCACAGCGTCGTACCTCGCCTGCTTCTTCGGGTCTAGAAACGTCGGGCGCGGCGGCGCTTTGAAGTCAGCCTCCGGCTTCGCCGTTTTCAGCGCCTCGGCAACCGCGTCCTGAAGGAACGCCTTCTGCGCCTTGATCTGCTTCGGGGTGGCCAGTTTCGAGACGGCGGCTTCCGCGTGGGGCGTCGGCGTGATCTTCGTATCCTTGCCGTCCTTCTCCACGACCGCGTGCGGCTGCTCCTCCGGCGCCCGCGTCTCCTTCGGACCCTCGCCGGTCTTGGCCTTCTCGAAGGCACTCACCTCCGGCAGCAGCTTGCGGATGGGCGCGTCGATCTGCGTGACGGGGATGTTATCTGATCCGTCCTGCTTGTCGGCCATCCACTGATGGTGCCCGTCCACGATGTAGCCGTCCTTGGAGACGAGGATCTTCCGGTCGCTCCCCTTGTGCTCCCTCGCAGCCTGCACCTTCTCGGGCGAGAACTCGGCCTGCGTGGGCTTCAAATCCGCGACCTTCATCATGCGGTTCTTGGACGCGATGCCCTTCTCCTTCAGCGCATCGACTAGCGCGGGGCGGTCCTCGCTCTTTACCTGCGGCATCTCACCCCTCGGAACATCCAGGGACTTCTCGCTTGCGGGGAACTTCTGCCAGGTGGGCTCGCCCTTCTTCGGCGTTACCCCTTCGCCGACGGCTCCGCTGTCACCCCCGGCGGGTGTGCTGGCCCCGGCGGGTTCTGCGGGACGCTCTGCACCTCGTGCATCTGCCGGTGCATTTGGAACATCCTCTCGTGGTGCGCCGCCTCGTTCCGGTGATACGCCGCCCTCTCGTGGTGCTCCTTCATCCGGCTGTGGTGCGACATTTCCGCGAGGTGGTTCGGCCTCGACGGCGGCTGCTCCTCCACTGTCCGCTTGTCGAACAGCTTGCGGGTTTTTCGGCTCACCTTGGGGGGCGGGGCCTCGGGCGTTGTCCCCGCTTTCGCTAGGGCGCTGAACAGTTTCTTGGGCATTGGTTGGTTCTCCTTGTTTGGCCGCCTCGTCGGTCGGCAGTTTGCTGACGTCGATTCCCTGCTTCTCTAATTCGCTGCGGGTCACGGTGACTCCGCGGGGCTCGCCGGGGAGCGCGACCTGCCAGTGGTCCTCCGGCTGGCCCACGCCCTTCAGCACAGGCTCCTTCTTGCCGAGGTACGTCACCTTGGCGTCCGGGGGAAGGGAGCCTTTGGCGGCGGCGGGGGCCTCGGGTGGGTGAACGCCTTGCTTCAATAGCTCGGCGCGAAGCTCGGGGTCCATCTGGGGCTCATTCGCCTTTGCGCGGGCGGCTACCGCCTCTGGGCTGTTGTCCGTGAACTCGGCATGGGTCGGCTGGAGGGGGGTTGATCCCGGCGCGGTAGCGGGATTCGACGGCTGCTCCCCGGCGGGGGGTGCGGCTGCCGGAGGAGCGGCAGGGGGCGGCGTTGCGGCTGTCGGGACGACCGTCGGCTTCGCGGCCCTGCCCGTTTGGTCGGTCCCGGCCTCGGGGTGGAACTCAGCGGCGGGGCTCTCGGGCATCACGCGGCCCTTGGGGGCTGTCGCCAATTCCCTTGTGCCGTGCGCTCCCGCTGCCGTTACGGCCCCGGAAAGGATGGCCGCGGCAACCGCCTTGGCTTTGTCGGCCCGTGTCGCCTTGGGGTCATGGAGAACGGTATAGGCGGCCTTGGTCTTTTCTATCGTATCACCTGCCCCCTGCGCCGTGAAGCCCGCCAAGGCGGCTACCTGCGCCCCCTTTACGGTCAAGGCGAGGCGCGTACCGGCGGCAATGTCCCCGACAACGCCAGCGCCGCCCGTCGTTGCCAGAAGGGCGGCGTTCTCGGGCGATGTGAGGCCAGCGGTGAACTCGTTCGCTGCGTTCAGGATACCGGGAATGGCCCCCGTGCCGTACACCTTCGGTATCGTGAATAGGCCGCCCTTGGTCCCAGCCGACTCGCTCCCGATCATCGGAAGCGGCTTTTCGGCCCGCTGGTTCGCGCTGATGAGCGCCCCAAGGATTCCCACCGGCTGTTTCCCCTGCTGCGTCTGCGCAAAGCGGTCCACAAGTGGCGCGGGACCCGGCGGAGGGGTCGGCGTTCCTGTCTGGGACGGCGGCGGGGCGGCAGGAGTGCCCGGCGCGGGAGCAGGGCTGGAACCGGGGGCGGGCGGCGCTCCACCTGCTGCTGGACCGGCCGGAGGCGGCTGGTCGGGCGGGGGCGTGCCGGGAAGTGCGGGGGCAACTGGCGGGTTCGCCTGCCGCTGCTGCGCACGCTGGGCGGACATGGTGACACCGGAGGCGGCGCCGCTTGCGTGGTTCGCCTGCGCTATCTGGAGTTGCTGGAGAATCGGGTCCTTCGCGGGGTCGCCGCCTGCGTGCGTGATCGCCGCCGCCCGCTGGTCGATCGCGTGCTGGTAGGCCCCGTGCCGGAAAAGGTCCTGATGGATGGCATACTGGAGCTTGGCCTCGGCGTTCGTCTCGTAGAGCTGGCCGCCCTTCTTCAGCGACGCCGTGAGCCCCTGCCTCTCATTCTCGATGGCCTGCTGCTGCCTTTGCAGCATGGTAAGCTGCGCCTGCGCCTTGAGCGACTTGTCGGATGGGGAGGAGTCGAAGATGCCCTGCGTCTCGTTGAGGTTCGGGTCGGCGCTGGCCGCGGCGATTCCCTGCGCGTTCTGGTCGCTTTGGCTTTGCAGGTCGGTGAGACGCTGGTTCGCCTGCTCGATGTCGTCCTTCGTCTTGCCGACGACCTCGGCCATGCCGGAAAGCGCCTCGTTCCACTGGTTCTTGTGGACGTTTTTAAGCGTCTCCCTGGCGGCCTTCGCCGTCTGGTAGTCGGGGCTCTTGGCCAAGTCCGCCGCGTCGCCCGCGGGCTTCGTCGTCCCGTCCGGCATCCGGTAGTAAAGCTGCGTGTCGTTCGGGTCGCCGCCTGGCACGATGGGGAAGCTCTTGAACTGGCGCTGGCCGTACTGGTCCGTCATGGCGAGCGCGGGTGCCCCCGTCTTCGGGTCCACCCCCTCCTCCCACGGCGTCTTGTCGTAGATGGGCCGCCCCGTCCCGGGCTCGAGCACCGGCTGGATGTTGCCCTCGGGGTCGCGGAAGAACTTCTGTCCGTTCGCCCGCATGTCGTTTTCCCTCTGCGTCGCCGTCGCCACGCGCTGCTGCCTCTGCTGGAGGGCCTGCTGCCTCTCGGCTATCTGCGCCTGCCTCTGGGCAAGCGCGTCCTTCTGGTCCTGCGCCCGCTCCGCTGCGGCGTACCAGTTGCGCGGCGTGTCGGGCAGGTCGAAGCTGGTCTTGAACGGGTTGGCCTTGAAGTAGGCGTCGCTGAACTGCTTGTCCGCCGCCCCGTAGGCTTCCTTGTAGCGGTCCTCCGGCGACTGGACCTGCGGCGTGTCCGGTGTCCCGGGAGGGGCAAGCGGGCCGCCCGTGTAGCCTGCGGAGGGCTTCCCATAGCCCGCTGCGGCGAAACTCTGGTCGACGTCGGCCTGCGAGGTGCCGGGGGCCTGCTGCGGGCCTACCGGGACTCCGCCGCGAGGGGCCTGCGGCTGCTGCTGCGCGTCCTGCTCCTCGGGCTCCGCGACCGCTGCGGAAGCGCGCGCGTCGTTGTCGGGGTCGTCAGCCGGATCAGCCATGGCAGAAGCGCCTATGGCCCAAGGGCCTCAAAGTCAAATTCCTAGAGTCCCCGCCAGGTGAAGCCGTCGGACCAGCAGAGCTGGAGATTCGACCCGCCACCGATGGGGGGAAGGCCCGTGCCCGCCGGGTCAACATAGGTGGAATCCGTGACGAGGACGACCTTGTTGCGGTGGTCCTGCGAGGGCGGGAGAGCCGCCGTCAAATACCGCTCAATGGCGGTGTAGTTGCCGGTGTTCGGATAGTTGAACGCCTGGCCGCCCTGCATTCTTAGTTTTACAGCCATGGTGAGGAGTGGGTTGAGGCGTTGTAGGCGGGGACGCCCACGCGGTCAAGTTGCTAACTGAACTGCCCCGGGAGCCCCTGCGCGCCGCCGATGATCGGCAGCAGGTCCGGCGGGATGTACGACATGCCCGCGTTGGGGTTGAAGATGGTCGCGTGCTCGATGAGGAGGAGGCCGAGGGCCAGGCTGAACACGTCGTCGTCGTGGTGCCCGTCCGCCGCCTCGCTGCGCCCGTTGGCCTTCCTGATGAAGTTCTCCAGTTGGCGGATCGCGTGCTCGTCCCACAGGCGAACGCCCCCTCCCGGCTCGTCCCAGTCGCGTATCGCCGCCGCGAGGCACTCGATGGCCCGCTCGCGGCTCTTTTCCATCGTGAGATAGCCGTAAGCCTTGGTGGTCTTGAACTCGGTCTGGTTGAAGACCTCCCTCATGTAGAGGTCGGCCCCGCGCTGCTTCAAAAGCTCCGTCAGCCCCCGGTCCTGATTCATCTCGACCACGATCTTGCAGCCGGAACTGTCGCCGTAGTGCCGCGCCAGCCGCCAGATGGTCTCCTCCAGGACGTCGATATCCCACCGGCAGGGGACGACGCGCGCCACCGCGGCAGGCGGGTTCCACTTGCCGGTCCCGTCCTGAAAGCCCCCCTGCATGACGAAGACGCCGTGGAAGTCGGGGTCCTTGCCGCTCGCCTGCATGGCGCCCGTCATGGGATCAACGGACAGGATGTACCGGCGCATCGGCATCGGCCGCTCAAAGAGGATAACCTTCGCCTCCAAGGGGTCCGTCTGGTGGAAGACGGGGCGCCCCTGCGCCTCCTGGAGCGTGCCGTAGAGCGGCACCCGCTCGTGCATCCGGTCGCGCAGGATACTGAGCCCGCTGCGGCTGAAGCGCATGTTGCCGGACTTCATGAAGGCGTCCTGCCAAGAGTGCGGGTAGTCGCGGTCGAAGATGAGGCGGTCCTTGCCGCACTCCTTGGCGATGGCGTAGCGCCTCCACGCCAGTTGCTCCCATGCGTCGTGCTCCGTCACGCTTTCCCCGAGGCGCTGGACGCCGGATTCGTCGATGCGCCCGTAGCGGGAGAGGAGCATCTTCTCCCCGTCGAAGTCGGGGTCGCTGTCCAAGGTGGAGCGGATGACCTCCTTCTGGGGCTCCGTGAGGCGCATTGTCGAGTCGCCGAACTCGAACCACGGGCTGAACACCCGCACGTAGTCGCCGGGCATGATCTCCTTCGCGCCGGATAGGAAGTCCTCGGCGTCGGTCGCCTCGATCCAACGCTCGTGGAAGGAGCCCGAATTTCCCGACCAATGGGCTATTCCCTTCCTGCGGACCATTAGGAGGTGATGCTGTGGTAGCGTCACGCAGTACACGATGCCCTCATATTCGGGAATTATCTTTAGGGGATTGCTGTGCCTTATATGGGCCTTTATCGAAGATGTGTACGTGGTCCTCCGATTGCGAACCTGGCCGTGCACGCTGGAAGCATATCCCGCTTTCAGGGAGAGCTCCTGAAGGTCGTCTTGAAATTCCTTGTCCAGCCCGGCGTAGATCATCCCGCGATCTATCTTGTATGCGTCTCGGTTATAATTACCCCCGTCTCCAAGATAGCACGAATCAATAAGGTCTTTGCATTGGCTCGACGAAAGACCCATCAAAAGCTCCCTTGGTATTCTTTTTGGCTTTGAGTACGCCAGTAGATAATTCGCAAGCTGCGCGCTATAGAAATTGAAGCGACGCCCGTTGCCGTGGGCATTTTCCTTAAGCGGTCTGCCGAAGAATCTGGAGATGGCAGTGATCGACTCCCTGAACTCCTCGGTGTACTTCACCTGCGTCAGCACGACGACCTTCCTTCCACACATATAAGTCACATGGCCATCCGTGAGCCAATGTCCAAGGAATCTGAGCCAAATGTCTATGGGCACATCTACGTTGGGCAGCGTCCTGTATCCGTTGCCCTGAATGTGCGTGTAGTGTGGTATCGTGACATGCGTGAGCCCGGGCTTCTTCCATTTGAAAGCTCGGTCGATGCTGTGGCCTCCCGTGTGCATGGCCAGTTCGCCCGCCTCGCGGAACACCCATTTCTTCTTCCAGTTTGTCGTCCAAATCTTGTGATTCGGTGTGACGAGAAAATTGCACGTGCGGGTGTCCGCAAGAACCATCGGACCTTTATACTTATGAACGACTGGCTCCCATTCCTTCTGATAATAGGCTACGTTCGTTTCGGGGTCTTTTGTCAGGATTCCCTCGTCGCCCGCCAAATCCTTGAATAGCCTCCAGCCCTTGTCTGTCAGGATTTCGGTCGTGTCGTCGAAGCAGGCTCCCTCCGCGCTGCTTTCAAGGAAGACGACGCTGTTGGGGATCAGCGGCACGCACTTCAGGATGTTCGCCAAGACCGTCGGCGCGTTGGCGACGCCGTAGCTGGACCAGCGGGCAACCTCGGTCGCGTGCAGCACTTGGAAGGTGCTGGAGATGCCGGCCAATTTGTCGCCCGCCGTCTCGCTCGTCAGCCTGCTGCCGTTCGTCCATTCGCCGAAGGAGTCGTGGATCTTGCCCGAGTTGCCCCAGTTGAACGAATCGTTGTCGTTGTACGTCTGGAGAATCGACCAGAGGCTGTTCGTCTGGCTGTACTGGCCGCCGATGACGCAGACGCTTGCCGCATGGCGCCGCATCCAGTGGTAGTCCTCGGCCCCGAAGTAGGTGGTGCTCCCCTTCTGGCGGGGCTTTAGGCCGATGACGCGCAGCGGCAGGCCCAGCTCCTCCATGCGCCCAAGGACGCGCCGGATGAGGCGCTGGAGGTGGTTCTGCGTCGGGCTTATGAGCTTCCTGTCCTTGTCCCAAATCTTCGCGCAGCCGGACTCAAACCAGACGCCGCAGTCCTCGCGGATGGCGTGGTCGATGAGGGCGCGCTCGGCGGTTTTGGTCATTGCGGCGAGACGATGTAGCGCCTCGCAAGCTCGTCAGCGCCCTGCGTGGACTTGAATATCTTCGGCGCTGGCCGCGTCATGGAAAAGTTCTCCGACGGCGTGAAGCCGAGCTTCAGGTAGAAGCCCGTCGCCTCAAGCGCGTGGAGGGTCACGTTTGTCCCGCGCACCTTCGGGTGCCCGAGGACGGCCCGCATCAGGCGCTCGCCCAAGCCCCGCCCGCGTATGCGCTCGTCGATGACGACATCCAGGATGGCCGAGAACAGCACGCCGTCCGTCACGACGCGGGCGAAGCCGAGCTGCGGCGCGGGAGGGCCTTCCGGTCCCGGCGTCCATGCGTCCACGGGGTAGAGGCCGAAGCAGAGCGAGTTCTTGAAGGCTTCGATGACGGTCTCGCGTGGCGTATGGACATAGACGCCCTGTATCTCCATCGCGTCGATAACCCAGTCCCACCGCAGGCACTCGGCGTCCGTGCTGATCCATGTGGCGGAGTCGGGGAGGAGGTCAGGCGTCACGGTAAACCTTTCCAAGTGCGGCGACGATTTCTTTGCGCTTCTCGACCAGCCAGCGTGTCGGCGAGGTCGCACGATCCCCCCCGTCCAGCCCCGCCCCAGCAGGATGCCTCTCCCCTCCGTAGCCGATGTGGTCACAATAGGAGACAGCCGAGATGCAGCAGCGGTTGCCGAGGATGGAGGGGACCGTCCAGTCGAAGTGGTCCAGCGTGTCGATCACCTTCATCACCTTCTCGACGTGCGCGTGCGTGAGGAGATACGAGATGCCCGGCGCGACCTTCTGCCAGAGGTGGTCCTTCAGCGGGTCGTTCTCGAGCACGTTGCCGACCATCGCCGTGTGGGCCTTGGTGTTGTAGAGGCAGGTGAGCGCCCCGCCGTTCTCCTCCTGAAGCCCGAGCGCCTGCGCCCTCCAGCCCGGGTCGTGAAAACAATCCGAGTCGCTAAAATATAAGTGCGTGTAGGCGTGGCGTTGCTCCCAGAAATTCTGGAAGTGGAGACGCCGCTGGTTCTGGATGCCGATCGGCTCGTTGAACTGGCGTATCTGGTCGCCGAACTTGAACAGCCAGTCGTTCGTGAACTCCTTGGAGCCGTCGTTCGAGAGCACCATGAAATCCTGCGACGCCTTGGTCTCAAAGATGGTGGGCAGACAGAGGGCGGCTATGGGTGCGCGCTCGCGGACGGGGATGGCGATGTATATGCGCGTCGTCATTCACCACGTCTTGAACCCGCGATTAATGTACCTCGCGTTCTTCTCCTCGAACAGCCGCTTGCCTGCGGTGTAGCGTTCGGGGGCGTTCTGGTCGCGGTAGGTGTCGTCCCACGGCACGAGCGCGTTCCCCTTGTCGTCCTTGACGTGGTAGTGGTGCTGGTGCCGGAAGACCAACTCCCTCGCGCCGATCAGGAAGCACTCGTTGTCGGCGGCCTGCCCATAGGCGCGGATACTGAAGGAGTCGTCGCTGAAGACGGAGGCGAAAGCGGGGTCGAGGAAGAACCCCTCGTGGTTGTAGTAGGGCCGCGTGCATATCGCCGTGCATAGCAGCCCGTCCTTGCGGTATCCGTCCGACACGGCGACGACGGCCTTCTCGTCGGCCCATTCCAGCCCAAGGCGGCGCTCCAGGCGGTCGAGGAGGGCCGTGTCCCATGCCTCCATCGGCTCCACGTCGTCCTGCGCCTGTATCAGGAGGTCGCCGGTCGAGCGTCCCGCGCCTGCGTTCCATGCCGGGGCGCTGGAGCTGACCATCGCCGTGAAGACGAGGCTTCTGCCAAATTTCGGCGCGGGCTCGGACATGATCTGATCGCAGGCCGGGTCTCCCGCGTTCAGGATCATGATGTACTCCACCCGCGAGGGGTCCTTGGCGCGGTCGAACCACATGCGCCGTGCTGCCAGCGCCTTCTCGGGGCGTCCCTTGCTGGCGTGCAGGATGCTGAAAACCGGCTCGAATGTATTCACCGTCGTCATCCGCAGTTTTCAAACGCCAGCCCCCACGCATCATCCGGGCACCCGTGAATCATCACTGGCGTCCTGGGATCGTCGCTGAACGGGTTCTTGAGCATGCGGTCGCGCTTCACGTTGGTTTCCCTCCAGAGGTTGTTTATCAGCGGGGTGGAGGCATAGCGGCTCCCAATCTGCGAAGCAAGCGCGCTGTCCCACCCCGGCGGGTTGTCGTAGGTGGGGCAGAGCTGCACCCTCTGCGCCGTGTCCATCGCCCAGAGCGCGTTGCCGTTCACGTGCGGCACATCCACGCCCGCGCTTCGGTGGCAGCCGACGACGATGACCTCGGGGTTCGCCAGCTTCGCGGCCTTCCACTCGTTCAGCAGGTCGTCGGCCCACGTGCGGGAGATGACGACGCAATCGGGCTCCATGAGGAGGAGGCAGTCCACGTCCCTCCACTCGCGGTGGCGGCGGTAGTTGCATGCACCAAAAAGGTCGAAGGACATGGCGTTCGGCCCCCCGGGGTGCCCGGTGCCGACCGACATGGACTTCGAATAATATGTGCGGACGTGCTTGTGCTCCGCCGTCCCGATTTCCGACGGCGTGATACCGCGGCAGTCGTAGCGGGCGAGCATCCAGAGATGCGACTGGACCGCAGGCTTCGGAAGGAAATTGGCGAGGCGAATCGCGGCGGCGCGGTTCTCGTCGTGATAGGGGATGATGGTCAATATCGGCATAGGATTATTTGATCGGCCTTGCCAGCCAGTCCCAGCGGGGCGGCTCGCCCCACATTTCGAGCGTGTAGCCGAGCCCCTTGATCGTCTCCACAAGCTCCTCCGGCGTGAAGCCGCAGTTGAGCTGGCCCTGGACGTAGTGCTCCACGTAGAGGAATGGCCGGTCCTCGGCGATCAGTTTGGCGGCCCCGCGAAGGGTCGGGATCTCAAAGCCCTCGCAGTCGATCTTGATGAGTTTCACCGTGTGCTGGCGGATGAAGGGGTCCATGCAGCGGTCGAGCCTGACGGCCTCAACCGTCCCGTCACCCTCCGCAATCTCCACTCGGCGCATCCCGTGGTTCGTCCCCGGGCAGTCGTAGACGAGCCTCACGGATTCGCCGTTCCCGACGGGCGCGTTGTGACAGTGGACCTCCAGCCCGTGCGTGTTGTAGAGGGCGCAGGTGAACGAGTCGATGAAGGGCTCGAACATGACGACGCGCGCCCCCGCCTTGGCGAACGCATGGGCCGTGTCCCCGATGAAGCCGCCGACGTCGATCACGACGTCCCCGGGCTGGACGCCCGCGGCCTCGCAGAGTTTCGGCGTGTCCCGGCAATGGTCGATGCGGCCCGTCCGTTCCGCGTTCACCGGGTAATCCCCGTCCGCGCCGGGATAGAGCGGGCCGAAGGAGAGGCGCTTGATGAGGAACTGATTCATTTGATCCAGTAGGCCGGCACGCGGCCCTCAGGGGAGGGGGTCATGTGAGGTGAGCCCAATTTACTCTAGTTACCATATGTTGTATGGTGGTCCTGTTCGTATTGAATTTAGCGGCCAAATCCAGTTGCCTGTATTTTCCGGTGGCGAAGAGCGCTCTTATCTCCCTTACGTCCTCTGGGTGAAACAACTCTCCGGGTTTACGCACCCTATGCGGGTCCCTTGGCGTGCACCAACCATTACACGTCCTGTTATTGCCATTCATCAGATCGCTGAATTGACCGCTACTTAATCCATGCTCTCTAGCGAATTTTGCGCGGTTCATTCCCTCATGGACCTTCCCATTCGGATCAATAACCTTGAATGGTTTTTGGCCGTTCCCGGGATGCCCCATTAGCTTCGCAGAAATGGCGGCCCTTGCACCGGGCGTCTGCCAGCGTTTAATTAGCCCCTGAGAAATTTTCCGGCGGGACTCAGCGCAGAATGTGTTTCCCGAATAACTTGCGGATTCGTGCAGGTTCATCATTCGGCCTGTTTTTATAAAACGCTTCAACCAATAATCCTCACGCTCTATGAGGTTTTTTAGCGTGCAATCTTCCACAACGTAAAAGATGAATGCGTGCTCTCCATGGCGGTTGTATTCGCGTTGGAAGCGGCAGTTCTTGTGCTCATTCCGACGAAGCGAACCCCTGTGTTGGTGAAACCGTTTATATAGATTCCGTGTGGAACCGACATATGCCAGAGACGATTCAGGGTTCTCAAAAAGGTAGATGCACACCCTTCTATCCCGGGTGCCAGCGATCAATGGAGCGGACATGGGTATGCATTCACTCACTTCGAAATTTACCAGCGAATCATTTGACGTAATAGGCGGGGAGTTGCCCGTTGAGGAAATTGCGCGCATCAGCTTCGTATGCCTTGATGCCAGCCCTAGACCAAAACTCAACACCTATGTCCCGCCTGCGGTCGTAGATGTACTGGTAGCTGGCCTCCTTGGGCAGCCCGTGCCTCACGCCGTCCGCGTCGTGGTCGTAGTCAAGCATCGTGTACTCGCCAGAGAAGTGCCGGATGGCGACGGCACCGAGCGTGGGAAATTCCGCGAAGCCTTGTGGGAACTCGTTGCGGCAGGAAAGCACGTAGTCGTCGAACGGCATCTTCGTGTGCTTCTCGACCAGCTCCCGCGTCCGCTTGTACGTGTTCGCCATGTGGACCTGCGGGTGGCGCACCATCGTCTCCCACTCGGGAACGAGACCGCACGCCGCCGTGACCGTCCCCTTCCATATCATGCGATTCGGGTTTCTCACCCCGCAGACGGAGTACAGTTCCCGCACGAGGAGCGGCCTGCCTCCCGGCGCAACGTCCTCCGGCGTGAAGTTCCGCCACGGCATGAAGTCCGCGTCGAGGTGCATCACGGCGTCGCAGGTCGGCATGATCTCGTCGGCGCGGCAGACTTGGATCTCATGTGCGAGCATTCCCTTGCCCGGCGCCTCATGGAACGTCTTTAAGGTCGCCCCGTCGCCCTCGACCCACGCGAAGATTTCTCGGTCCACGTCCGGCACCATGACGGTCACGCCGGTAAAGCCCTTGGCGTACTTGCGCACCCCCTGGAGGCTGTAGCGAAGGAACTCGACGTCGCGCCGGAAGGTGACGCAGAGGATGCCGATGCGAAGCTGGCGTGGGGCCAAGACCTGCGCGCCAAAGAGCGCAGCCTTCTCGGCCTCGTAGGTGGCCTCGCCGATCGGTGCGTCGAGCGGTATCGGCTTGTTGGTCCGCTCCTCGTCCAGCGCGTCGAAGATCGTCCCGTCCTTGCATTGGTGGAACACCCAGCAGTCGTGCGGGAGCACGCGGCGCAGGTTCGTGCAAGTGAACGGCTCCGGCCGCCAGACCTGCCGGATGGCCTTTGATTGAGCGGCCTGCGGGAAGGTCTCATGGGCGGACTGACTGTCCCACCCTATCTGCACGTTCGGGCCCGGCAGCGCGGCGAGGGACGGGGCGAGGGTGCGCCAGTTGGGGGGATATACGGCGACACCCGTCATGTGCGGGGTCGTCTGGCCCTCTATCACGAGGTCGCCGAGGAAGGGCTTGCCGCAGGCGTCGTACTCCTTCCTGAGCTCGTCCATCCAGCAGCCGCCGATCACGGCGCAGTCGGCCTCGAGGTAGAGGAAGGCGTGGCCGGGAAAGAACTGCTCCACGTACTCGGCCCCGGCCTTCCACATGGAGGACGGCGTGCCCCCGAAGTAGCCCTTCTCTGCCACGGCGGCGTCGCGCATGTGGCGGTTGGGGTGCCAGCGCGAGGCGTCGTTGAGCCGCCAGACCTGCGCGGGCGTGAGGTCTGAGGAGTGCAGGACGATGAGCGGGTAGTCGATATCGACCTGCGAGTACCACATCGTCCGCCCAAGGTGGCGCAGCATCTTGATGGCGAGATGCCAGTCCATCCGGCAGACGGGGACGACGACGGCGATGGCGGTCTTCACTTCAGCCTGTCCTCCCGGTACACGATTGTCCCGTCCCTGCGCGTCACGGTCAGGTTGGAGGGGGCGGCTTCCTTGAGCGCGGTCCACGCGGCCTTTGCGCGGCGACCACGGTAGGTGCGCGCCTCGCGGATGACCTTCTCGGCGCGGGAGGGCGGGGCAGGGGGATTCATTCGTCCTTGTCGATCGGCATCGTCACATTCGCGATCACGACGCCGATTGCGGCGAAGACGCCCACCGGGAAGCCGAGGAGGACCGCGAAGAACGGCGCGTGGAACATGTGCGCGATGCCGGCAAGGGCTGCGACGGCGACCACGGAGATGATTGTGATGCTCAGCATCATGGCTTCCTGAAGTAGTAAGACGTGCACCACGTCACATGCGGCCTCGTGTTTATCCGCTCCGCGAAATCGAGCACGGCGTTAAGCGCGTCCGAGTTGGCGTCGCGCTGGCGGGTGTAGAGATCATGGCCCGCCAGGATTCCGCCGGGGCGCACCTTGGGCCACCACGCGGCGATGTCGGCAGAGACGGCGGCGTGGGAATGGTTGCCGTCCAGATGGACGAGGGACAGCGAAGCGTCCCCGAAAAGCGGAGCGGCCTCAAGGGAGAGCATCCGGTGGAGCGTCGCGTTTGGCAGGCGGTTCTTCGCCGTCCAGTACGCGCTCTCCAGATGGGCCTGCGCGTTCTGGCTGTCGCGGTACACGTCCGCTGGCTGCGCGTGCCATGGGTCGATCAGGTGGCAGAGCGGCCCCCATGCGGCGAACTTCTGCTCGTACTCGGCGTGCAGGACGCCGATGAAGGCGACCGGCTCCATCAGAATATCCACGCCCACTTTACGGTAATGTAGAATCATCCATTCGGGCAGGTCGTCCCGGTGGTCGATCTCCCGCAGCGAAGGGTCGCAGGGGTTCATCAGAATGGCTGCCGCAGTTCCGACAGCCTCTCGGCGGCGCGGCCCTTCGGCTGATATGGGACGAGCGATCGGTTCTCGGTCGCAATGTCGCGGCGATGCCTGCCGGCAGGCCGCAGGAACGGGTTCTTCACACGGTAGCGCACGCCCGACTTGAAACACACGTTGCTCACAGCCCCGGCTCCCCCGCACCGAAGAACTTGGACAGCTTCGCGTACAGCCCCATCGACGGCAGGTTCTCCCCGCACTCGATGCCGTTGATCGTCTTGACCGAGACCTCCATCGCCGCGGCTAATTGCGTCTGGCTTATCTCGCGGCTCTCGCGGCGGATTCGCAGCTTCCTGCCGAGCCGGCTCCGGAACTTCGCAAGCTCTATCGGCGAGCGGCTGGTCCATTCGCGGCGGCGCAGGAGGGGGGACATGCGGGCCACTGTGCCGACGCGGCGACGCTGGTCAAGCCGGAATGTTTTCCGCGCGGGGCGCAACAATTTCGTTGACGGGGGAAACACCCCATTGCATTCGTCACGTCAGCGCGGGGCTCCAGCCTCACAATATCGCCCGTGCTTTCTTCTAATGATTCTCCCCTGCTCCTTGGCCCTGCCTTCGGCGCGTCGCCAGAAGACTTCGTGCGCGGAGCTTTGCCTTGGGGCAGGGGACCGTTTTTTATGAGCAGCGAATGTCAGATTATCGAGGGGGATTCGCTCGTCGTGTTGCCCACGTTCGAGCCCGAATCATTCGCCTCATGCGTGACCGATCCGCCGTATCATCTCACCGCGAACAAAAAGGGCGGTACCGGCGACGCTTCCGTTAATCCGAACTCGCCAGCTGGGCGCTCGATGATCTCGACGGGCTTCATGGGCAAGACGTGGGACGGCGGCGACGTGGCCTTCCGGCCGCAGACATGGCGGGAGGTTTTCCGCGTGCTGAAGCCGGGCGCGTACCTTGTCGCGTTCGGCGGGACGCGCACCTATCACCGAATGGTCTGCGCAATCGAGGACGCCGGGTTTGAGATCCGCGACCAGCTTGCGTGGGTGTACGGGTCTGGTTTCCCGAAATCCCTAAACCTGCATGGCGAGCGTGAAGGGTGGGGAACGGCGCTCAAGCCCGCATGGGAACCGATCGTTCTCGCCCGAAAGCCGTTGTCCGGCACGGTGGCAGAGAACGTCGAGCGCCACGGCACGGGTGCGCTTAACATCAAAGGATGCCGGGTGCCGGTGGATGCGGGGCTGGACGCGGCGCAGATTCGGACGATGGAGCGCGGCAAGCGCGAGACTGGCGACGGCTGGGGGTTGTCGACGATCGCGGGTGGACAGACGCCGGTGGTGCGCCTAGAAGGCCGGTGGCCCGCGAACCTGTGCCATGATGGGAGCAAGGAGGCGTTGGCCGCGTTCCCGGACTCGGACGGCCAGCAAGGCGACCTTGCCGGGCATTCCCGCGATCGGATTTCCAATGGCATCTTCGGGGATATGCCTGCCGCCCGGGACGCTGTAGCGCGGGGTGATAGAGGAAGCGCCGCCCGCTTTTTCTATTGCGCCAAGGCTGACAGGGATGACCGCGATGCTGGTTGCGAGGATTTGCCGAGACTAGAATCTGGGATGCGATCGGAAACGAGCGGCCAGCATATCACGAGGCGGCACGGCGCGGCTCCGCCTCCTCCTTGTGGCAACAACCACCCCACGGTGAAGCCGACGGATTTGATGCGCTGGCTCTGCAGGCTGGTGACGCCCCCAGCAGGGAAGGTGCTTGATCCATTCGCTGGGTCTGGCAGCACAGGGCGCGGCGCCTCGCTTGAGGGATTCGGCTTTGTGGGTATAGAGCGCGAACCTACATATGCCGCGATCGCCCGCGCGAGGATAACGGAGGCGCAAGGCCCCCTGTTCACATGATCGAGCTCGACGATGCGCCACGCACCTACCTCAGCCTTTTCTCGGGCGTGGGCGGGGCCGACCTGGGCTTCGACAACGCCGGGTTCACCTGCGCCTGCCGCGTCGAGAACGACCGCGACGCCGCCTCCGTGCTCCTCCACCGCCATCCAGACATCCCCGTTTATGCCGACATCAAGAAATTCCACCACCCCAGCGGATCTGCCCGGCCTCTCGCCGTCATCGGGGGAAGCCCCTGCCAGGACCTTTCCGTGGCCGGGCTGCGCAAGGGCCTATCTGGAGAGCGAAGCGGCCTTTTCCGCCAGATGGTTCGAGTTTGCCGAGCACTTCGCCCACGCCACGTCGTCTGGGAGAACGTCGGCGGCGCTCTGTCCTCCAATGAAGGAGGAGACTTCGCGGTTGTCATCGGCAGCTTCACGGGCTGCACGCCTTCGGTTCCTCCCGAGGGTTGGGGCAATGCTGGATTTGCACCAGCGGCGCATCCGAATCGCTGGAACGTCGCTTGGCGTGTTCTCGATAGCCAATACTTCGGAGTTCCCCAGCGCCGCCGCCGTGTGTTCCTTGTCGGCAGTCTTGGAGGCGCAAGTTGCGTCGAAATACTATTTGAGCCCGAGAGCGTGCGCGGGGATTCTGCGCCGGGCCGAAAAAAGGGGGAAGGAGTTACCGGCACCCTTGCGAACCGCGCTCGAGGCGGTGGCGGACTCGGAACCGACTTCGACCTAGCGGGCGGCGTCCAGATAGACGGCCTGCCCGACGTCGCCGGGTGCCTACAGGAGCGCGACTCTGAGGGCGTCGATTCCGATACGAAGCCGGGCCACCTCATCTTCGACACCACGCAGATCACGAGTCCCGACAACAACGGTTCGCGCCGCCAGAACGGCGTCGTGGGCAACACTGGTGTCCGCCGCCTGACGCCGACCGAATGCGAGCGCCTGCAGGGCTGGCCCGACGGCCACACGGCGCGCAAATGCCGCAAGATCCACCTCGAGGGAAACCAGTGGCTCGTTCAGGACTCCACGCCCCAGAAGCAGGCCGACGGCCCCCGGTACAAGCAGATAGGAAACGGCGTGACGGCAAGCGTCGCGGAGTGGATCGGGCGTCGAATCCTCAAGCACGCCGCGCCATGATCGAGCTCGACCCTGACGACCCCCCGCAGGCCGCGCCAGCCCCGGCGCTGCCGGTGAAGGTGGTGAAGGAGGCCGAGCCGACGCCGCAGGAGATCGCGGAGGCGTTCCCAGAGGAGGGGGCCGTGCCGGTCCCGGCGCATGGGAGGAACGGGGCGGGGGATGCGGCGCAAGGGGCGGGCGCCGAGCAGAGGCTCGTCTCGTCCTGCATGACCGACATCGAGGGCAACTTCTGGCCGAGGGCGCGGCACCTGCCGCTCGAGGCGTTCCATGACCCGCACGCGAGGTCCATCTGGAAGGCGATGCAGGAGGGACACCGGTTCTCGGCCGACGAGGCGGCGTTCGAGAAGGCCACCGGGCTCACGGCGAACGACATCCTGCGCGTCCAGGTGTCGGGCGGGCTCGGGCTCGGCTTCAAGGAGTGGTACGCGGAGGTCGACGGGCGCTGGGCCGCGGCCGAGAAGGAGAGGCTTGGCCTGGAGCTCTCGAAATGCCCCGACGGCGCGCTTCGCGGGGTCGCCTCGAGGATCGAGGCCCTTCGCAGCCGAAATGAGGAATACCCCGCCACCCCGCTCCCGAGGTTCGGGGTCCCGGACCCGGCCGACAAATCCGTCCTCCTTGGCGACCGGTATCTCAACCGCGGGGACGGGATGGTGCTCTCCAGCACGTCGGGGATGGGCAAGTCGTCGATCGCCCTCCAGCAGGCCGTGTGCTACGCCCTTGGCCGACCCTTCATGGGGATACGGCCCAACGGCCCCCTGCGCTCCCTCGTCGTGCAGGCCGAGGACTCGGACGGGGACATCGGCGAGGTATGGGAGTCCCTTCGCCACATGATGCGCCTCTCCACGGCTGAGGAGGCGCTGGTGGCGGAGCGCGTCCTCATCGTCACGGAGCGGGTGAGGCGCGGGCATTCGTTCATCGACGCCCTGCGCAGATTGATCGCCCGCCACAAGCCGGACCTCGTGTGGGTGAACCCCCTCCAGGCGTACATCGAGGGGGACGTGACGGACGGGCGGGATCTCGGCGACTTCCTGCGGGCGGGACTCAACAGCCTGAATGAGCCGGCGAGCTTCGCCTTCGTCCTCGTCCACCATACGACGAAACCCGCGACCGGCAAGGAGAGGGCCGAGCGCCTCTGGCACGAGGTCATGTACGACATGGCCGGGGGCGCCGAGATCATCAACTGGGCCAGGGCTATCATGAGCCTGCGGGCGGCGGGACAGAAGGGGGAGTTCACGCTTGTCCTCGCCAAGCGCGGCAACAGGGCCGGCGTCACGCGCGAGGTCCCGCAGGGGGCCGGGGTCAGGGACGAGATCGTGACCTCCATCTACCTCAGGCACTCGGAGGAGCTGATCGAGCTGCCGGGCAGGAAGAAGCGCCTTCGGGCGATCTTCTGGGAGCCGCGCACCCCCGACGCAGAGGAGACCACAAAGGCCGGCGCCGGCAAGGGTGCGGGCGCGCCGCGGCAGTTCTCCTTCGCCACCTACAAGGACGCCTTCCCGAAGGCCGAGGAGGCTGCAACCGGGTTCCGCCGCATCCACGCCGTGGCCAGGGACATGAAGCCCATAGGCGTCAGCGCCTTCTACAGCGTGATCGACGACGCGGTTCAGGCCGGCGCGCTCGGGGTGTCGAAGGACGACAGGGGCAGGCCGAGGTATTGGCTCAAGGCATGATGGCAGGCGGGATAACGATCAGGTGCGTCGTCTGCTCGCGCCAGATGGAGCGCCCTAAGTCGAACATCGACCCGGTGGGGACAAGGACAGTCCTCATGACCTGCGCAAGGTGCACGACGAAGAAGGCGACGGTGCACGACATGACGTTCCTGGACGGCTCCGGAAAGGAACTTGAGGCGCCCGCAGCCTAGGTCCTACGGGACCGACGCACCCCGCCACTTCCTCGTCTCGCGGTCGAAGACAATCGCCCCAGTGTCCTTCGCACGCTCAAAGACGTACAGCTTCATCCCGGGCTGCGCGACCAACCATTTGACGACCTCGCTTTGGTTTATGTCGAAAAGGAGGGCGTCCGGATCGTTGTGGAAAAGGGGCGGCATATTGGCCGCCTCGGCCTTCATTGCCTTCAAACTCATGGTGACTTTGGGGGTATATGACAACGCAAGTCTGTCAAGGATGTTCTGGTGTTCTATAATTGGTGTTCTGGAACGTCAGAACGAGAGTGTTCTGGAATTGGTGTTCTGCTTTCCCCATGGAAAGGGGAGAAGCAGAACAGAACATACCCAATTTCCAGAACATCACGTTCTCGGTGGGCGCATTTCAGAACAGAACGCAGAACGGGCAGGAAAAGGGGTCAAAAATGGGATATGGGCACAGCAGATGGCCTAGAAGGCCCGCGACCCCAAAAAGGCTACCGAGATACCTTCTAGGCCAAGAAAACCCCGCCACGACGAAAGAAACTAGGCCAGCGTCGAACCGGGGGCGGGGGTCCAACGGCGATCAAAGGGGACCCAAAAAGGGGATATGGCAGGTGGGTGGCAATAAGGAAGGGGAAGGGAGGAAGGGCAGGGGAACGATAGGAACGGGGGGCGCATGAGCCGCCTATTGGGGTATATGGGTACCTCCCGCCGCGGTCGCGGTTGGGGTTGGTCGGATCAGGGCCCGGCGCCGGCCGCCGGGTGCAAGGTTTCAGCGGCTAATGGCAGATCCGGGGGCCTGTGTGGGGTCGAAACCAGCGTGCTCCACAATTTACATTATGTTAAGTAGGCACGCAAAACGTTGCCCACCAACACTTCAGTTTTTTCCAGACGTGCCTACGAAAGCCCGGCTTCCGTAAGTCGTTGGGAGTTTCTCACTTTGCCGCCCTCTCTGCCCGCTCCAGCCGCTTGCGCATGGCCTCCCTGAGCGCGGGGCTTGCCGCCATCGCTGCGTCAAACGCGGCCTCCTGGTCGTCGCCCACCAGCCGGCCGCCCGACCCGGAGCCGCGCGGCGTCTTCACGATCAGCGTTTGACCAGGCATGCCCTCGAGGTACGCGGCGAGCTTGGAGGCGGCCTCCACGCGCAGCTTGTGGTCCGGCTCCACGATCCGCTTCTTGGAAGCGATGTCGTAGGCCCACTTGGTTGCCGTCAGGCCATCGAGCCAAGCCTCCGCGATCCGGCGGCGCACCGCTGGCAGGGCCTCAAGCATTTCAGTGAGGCTGGCCCCGGCATGGATCGCCGGGAGTTCGGCGTCCTCAACTTCGGTTTCGACGAGTTCAAGTGCTGGCATTTTGGAACCGCTGCGCGCGCGGCAAATGACCAATAAAAAGTTGCCCACAGCACGCAACGAGCCACGCCTCCCAAAAACTAAAATGCATCCCAACCCCTTGCCCATCAACATCCGCGTATTCTGGCATTGCCAGAAACCAAAAAGGGTGCTCCAACTGTGTCCGTCAGTAGGTCGGGGTGCTCATTCTGAGCCGCAAGCGAGGCGCAAACGCGCCGAGGCCCCAGCCGCTGACACCTACATGACACAGACACTAGTCCCCACAGTCACCGCGAAGCCGAGCATTTCAATGCGCGACTTCTTCAAGCTGCCCGCAGTTGTTGCGATGCAGGACGCGCAGAAGGCCAACCCTTTCGGCTCGCCCGCACACCGAGAGGCCACATCGGCAATCCTGATCCTCGCGGATCGCTATAACTGCCGCGAGTATTTCGAGTAACCGCTACGAGCACATTCCGACGAAAATGAAAAACGAAAAAGACACAGCCAAGCCTTACGAGGCGGTTCTAGTCACTGTTACTAACCACAAACAAATGGACCATGGCTATGAGACAGGTCTCATTGAATGGTACGCGGAGACCAGCTGGCCGCAGGGCGGCGAAATGGCCCAGAAGACCCAATCAGTCCTTGGGAGGTCAACGCTCTCGCCTTATGACGCGGCTTGCGATTGGACGCGCCGAGCGAATTTAGACGGCCATCGCGCCAAGGCGATTTACGCCTCCCAAGGCCATGCTAGGCGCAAGGGAGAAGCTGTCACCCCCTAACCCCATTCCTCGTCGGAACGCGCTACGGAACGCTGGCAAGCGGGCGCGGGAGACGAACCAACCAACGATAGACTCCGACTAAATGAAAACTGACATCAAAGTTAGCGACACGCGGTTCCCGCGCCTCACCCGCGCCGTAATCCGCCAGATTGGCGACGTTGAAAGCCTGACGGACGTTGCGCTCCATGGGGCGGACGCGGGCTGGACCGGCTTCACCTACTACACGGACACCGTTGCCTTCTTCAAGGCGCACAAGGCCGACATCATGGCCCTTGCCGAGAACCTTGCCGGGGACTTGGGCGAGGACACCTTTGCCATGATCGCCGGATTCAACTGCCTGCGCAACTTGGGCGCGAACTTCAGCGCCTACGGGATTTCCGAGGGCCTCAGCGGACGCGGCGACTACGCCGACATCATACGCAACGCGATGGCGTGGTTTGCCGCCGAGGAGATCGCCCGCGAACTCAACCCTGAAATCTAACCCCCTTCCCTAGTCGGAGCCGCGACGAAACCCCTTGAAAGGGCGCGGGCCGGCTGGGACAAAACAACATGAGCACACAAACAAAACACACGGCGGGGCCGTGGATGGCTGTTGGGGGCGAAGTTATTCCTGATAAGAAAGGATCAATGCGCATCTGCACCTGTACCGATCGCCTGAATGATGACGAAAGAGAAGCTAACGCCCGCCTGATCGCCGCCGCGCCGGAGTTGCTGGAGGGCATGAAGGAGCTTCTGGAATGCTACCGCGAGGCGTGCGCAAACCCGGAAACCAACATGGCCGCAGCCAGGACAATCGCCGTCGCGGAGAACCGCATCGCCAAGGCCACGGGAGGCACGGCATGAGCCGCGAGATCCGCAGGGTTCCGGCCCATTGGCAGCATCCGCGTTACACGCGGGACACGGCCACCTACCGCGACCGCGTGGGCACCTTCATCCCGCTTTTCGACGACTACGACCGCCACTTGGCCGAGTTCGCGGCCGCCATCAAGGAGATGGGCCTGGGCGAAGCCCTGGAGCACCACGGCGGCGGCCCGATAAAGGACGACTACACGCAGTACGAGGGCAAGCCGCTCGACTGGTGGCAGCTTTACGAGAGCGTGACCGAGGGCACACCCTGCACCCCGGCGTTTGCGACCGCAGAGGAATTGATCGACCACCTTGTAAACGTCGGCTCGACCGACGGCGAGGAGGGGTCAACCGAGAAGTGGACACGCGCCCAAGCCGAAGCGATCGTGAAGGAAGGCTGGTGTCCCTCCATGGTAATCACCGGCGGGCGTGTTAAGACAGGCCGCGAATCATTGGACCCATGACCGCCTCCAGCGAGCGCCCACCCGACACGGTTCCCACGCTGGCCGAGATGCTCAAGCTGTGCTCCTACGAGACGCGCTCCTATGAGTACGGCCACGAATGGGGCCTTTTCAGCCTCAGCCATGCCTGCCTCGACAGCTTCCATGCGGACCGCGTGAGGAAGTCCGTTGCCCGCGAGCTCGAGGCCCGCGACGCCTGCCTGGCCGCGCTCAGGGTGGCCAAGGCGCGCCTCGAGGAACTGGCCGGCGCCTCCTATTGTGGCCGTTACGGAGAACTGGCCACGCTGGCTGTAATTGATGCCGCGATCGCGAAGGCGGAGCCTTCCCCATGACCCCAATCACCCCTTCCATCCAATGAACAAAACACAAGTATTCGCCGACTATTCGGCCTTCTGTAACCGCGAGGACCGCGACGCCAACGGCGTTTCGCAGGCGTTTGCCGACCAGCATCCCGGCTACGCGAAAGAAAATTCCAGCAACAGGGGTTGCTGGAATTTAACCCGCTGCTCCGACTGCTACGGCTGCTCCGACTGCTCCGGCTGCTCCGACTGCTCCGACTGCTACGGCTGCTCCGACTGCTCCGACTGCTCCCGCTGCTCCGACTGCTCCGACTGCTACGACTGCTCCGACTGCTCCGACTGCTCCGACTGCTACGGCTGCTCCGACTGCTCCGACTGCTACGACTGCTCCGACTGCTCCGACTGCTCCGACTGCTACGGCTGCTCCGACTGCTCCGACTGCTACGGCTGCTCCGACTGCTCCGACTGCTCCCGCTGCTCCGGCAAGCGTGACCTGAACGGCCAAAAGGCAGGCGAACACGGCAAGTCTTGGTTCGACGTTCCGGTGATCCCGCGCCTGCATTCAACAGTCCTCGCCGCCGTGACCGACAACGGCAACAAACTCGACATGGGCAACTGGCACACATGCGAGACAACGCATTGCCGCGCCGGGTGGGTTGTGTTCCTCGCTGGCGCTCGCGGCAAGGCCCTTGAAGATGCCAGTTCAACACTCTTTGCGGCCATGCAGATTTGCCATGCATCGAGTCCGATCCAAGTCTCGCCCGTTCGTTTCTTTGAGACAAACGAGGTCGCAATGGCCGACATCGAGAGGTGCGCCGCAGAGGAAAAGGCCGGAGCCGCCGCCCCATGAGCGCCGCACACGCCCGCATCGCCGCCAGGAACCGCGCCGAGCGCGAATCGCTCACCGCCCTGGCCCTTCGCGTGCCTCCCCGCCAGCTTGCGACATCGGACAGCCTGCTCGCCCAGATGGAGCGTGCTACGGCGAGGTGGAGGTGGATGCAAAGGAAGGGGAACACGCCGTGAAATCCCGCTTCCCAATCCACGCCTTCACGATGTACGCGCCGGCAGGGTCCGAGATCGGCGAGGCGGTGGACGCGGCAATCGCCTACGCACGGCAATTCGGGTGCAAGGGCCGCTTCGTCTTTAACGGCGTCACCGTGAACGTGAATCCGAACTCCGACAGGCAGAAAGTGGCCCACAGCCAGCAGCACCGACAGTGGAAGGCGGGGGGCAGCGTACCGGCATGAAACCACCCCGCAAATACATCCAAGGCCGGCGCTTCGGGTCGTTCGGCGAGTTCACGAGGCACGCCGTCGCGGGCGGCTACGTGTGGTTTCGCCACAAGCCGTACCACGGCCATGTCCTCATCAGCTGGCCCATGCGCCACGTTCTGTCGGCTGTCGCCAGTGGGGCCTTCCGCTACGCCGACGTGAGCGCGGACTATTCGGCGTGGGAGGCCACATGGAGCGACGAGGAGTGGAAGAAGGTCTATGCCGCCGCCCGCTGTCGCTACCTGAACGAAAGGGCGGCAATCCAGAGATTCGTACTGCCATGAAAAACCGCCTCATTGACCTGGCAATCTGCTGCCTCTGCGGCGCCCTTATCGGCGCGGCGATGGCGTGGGCCTTCTGACATGAGCCGAACGATCATCATCACGCAGGGGGCCGACGGCTACTATTCGGTCGCTGGCCATGACTTCCTCTCGGACGGGCTGGGATTCGACGAGACGCTTGGCGTCGTCGCCCATTGGCTCTTGAAACCCGACGTTGCGGACCGCCCCTACGCTGCGAAAAGTTTGAGCGAGAAGAACGAGCCCGGGGCGGCTGAAACGCTAGTCAAGGTCAACGCTTGGATCGCGGAAGCGAAGCCGTTGCTGGAACGAGGTGGACAGGCCGAATCCCAACTCGCCGCCCTGCGCTCTGGCGAAAGGGGTGGGGAGTCGTGAAGCACGTTCTACAGCAAGACCCGCTTGGGTGCCTTCCGGCGACGTTGGCTATGGTCCTTGGAATCTCCTACGAGGAAGCCTGCGAAAAGCTCGGAGGTGAAACAGGCCGCAGCCACTCCTATTACTGTGACGTTTGGGACCAGACGATTTCCGAGAACGGATGGGCTGTTCAGCGCAAGTGGGGGACGATGCAACCGGGCAACCAGAAGCGCGATCCGTGGCCGCTGGCCCCGTGGGCAGACCTGCATGAATGCGAGGTGAAAACCAGCATGATCCATTCGGTCCTTCTGCTCGCTAACGGAACGGTGATGGACCCCCTGACCACCGAACCCAAGCGCCTGTCGGATTACAGCGAAGTCCTGTCAATGGCGGCTCTTTATCCGGTGGACGCCCTTCGCGCACAACTCGCCACGGCACGCGCTGACGCGGAGCGGGCGAGGGCTGAGAATGTCGATGCGATAGTAAACGGGGCTGGCGGTCTTTATTTGAAAGAGTTGCGTGCCAAGCTCGCCGCCCTTTCCGCCGAATGTGAGGCGCTCAGGGAGGACAAGGCGCGGCTGCGATTCGCCCTTTTAGCGCAAAAGTATTCGGGAGAGGGCCAATGCTTCTGTGAAATGTCTATCGGCAACCCGATGTATAAAACGCATTCCAATTCATGCCGCATCGCAACGGAGACGCTCGCCGCCATCGACGCCTCCAAAAACGCGGGGAAGGGCGCATGAGCACCGTACACCTGGAACCTTCCCGCAAATGGCTGCGCGCCGTCGAGGACAAGATCACCGAACTGGAGAAGCTGGCCGGTGAGTGGAACGCGGAGGAGGCGAAGAAATGGGAGGAAGCTAAGCGGTACGACACCGAGCTCATCGACGAGCACACGAAGAAGTGTGAGGAGTACACGAAGGCCGTCGTCGAATACGCCGCCCTCTCGTGGTGGCAGCGACGCGGCAAGCTCCCTCCGAATTACCCAATCTACCCCTTGCGCTGGTGGTACACAAAGCAGCAGTTCCCCATGGCCTCCATGGTCGCTGCCCTGCATTCGCTGGTTGCCCCCGCCCGCCGCAACCTCCCGCTGGACGTGGATGCCGAGATCGCCGCGCTGTTCATCAAATGACCCCCGCCTTCAACTCGGCCTTCCTCGGCTTCAAGCTCGCCCACGGGACGCTCCTCATCCGCGTGTGCAGCGCCTGCCCCGGCCGCGCCGAGGTCGAGGCGTTCGCGGCCAGGGAGCCAGCCGTCCCCGTGACGCACGGGCTCTGCCCGGCGTGCTGCCAGAAGGCGATGGCGGAGCTCCTAGGGGAGCCCGCGGAATCCGCTTGCCACTAGCCAAAAGCTGGCCAAATACTGCCCCACATGAGCAAATACCGTATCGCCCTTACCAGGGAAAACCAAAAGGCGCTGGCCATTTCCGCCAACGTGAACGGGCGCAGCTTGGTGAAGCAGCTTAACCACATCCTCGGCGACCACTTCAAGGCGGACGGGACCACGCAGCCGGCAGCGTCGGCCAGGAAGCCATGACCCGCGCACACCGCAAGTTCCTCCTCACCGCCCGCCGCGTACTAGCGGAGGCCGAGAGCCTGCGGGAGATGCTGGCGGGGCTGCAAGGGAGACAACCAAAGAGGAGGAGAACAAAATGAGCAACACCCCCACCCCCCCGCCAGCCGCGACGGACGGCGACGCCGCCTTAGCCAACCTAATCGACGCAAGGGTTCGTGAGTTCACGGGCCACACGGGTTCGCTGCCTGATTTTGCTCCTGAGATTCAGGCCCACACCCGCCAAGCGGTGTCGCAGGCGGTGGGGGCGTTGGAGAAGGAGCGCGACACCTACTTGGCGGCATTCAAGTTACTTGAGCAGAAGATCGAGAACTGCCTGACGGCGCTCGACGAGGCCGAGATTGATACCGCGCACTTTCCAGACTTCGTGGGCGACTGGACCGTGGCTGTCCGCATCGGCCTACTTGCCAAGCAGCGTGAGCATGCCCAAGACCGCGTGTTCTCGTTGGAGGGAGTAATCAACGCCGTGGACCGCGTGCTCTGGTCGCAGGGCGCTATTCACGCCAGCCGAGCCGTCGCGCTGGTGAAGCTAATGTCAGCCTACGACGTAGGAAAAGGCATCATTGCTCAAGCCGCCTTGGACGACATCAAGTCACCGCCTAACAGCCCAAAGAAAATATGAGCATCACCGGACCACAAAACGAATACGACGGACAGGTGATAGCTGACCTGGCCTCCCGGCTCAAGCAGGCCGACTCCGACCGCGAATCGCTTAGGGCCGAGAACGAGCGGTTGAGGGAGCTGCTCTATGTGGCTAGGTGCCCGAACGAGAAAAGAGATGGGCACGAACAGGCGTGGCAATGCCAATGGTGCGATGAGCGCAATACCGCCGTGGCCGAACTCACCGCGCTGCGCGAAGCGGGAAGGGCGGGTGGCGAGCAATGAGCCACTATCCCGGTTGCACGAGAGCCACAGACTCAGGCGCTATTTACGGCGTCTGCACCTGTGCCGATATTCAAGTGCGTGAACAGACCCGCGCTCTAGACGAGCATACTGCCGCACTACGCGCCCAAGAAGGTCGGCAAGCGAACGAAGCGAACGAAGTGGACAAGCTCCGCGCCGCCCTCGCCGCCGAGGTCGAGTCGCTAAGGGCGGACAAGGCGAGGCTGGATGTATACATTCGCCTTTGTGAAACCTTGGACAACAACGCGCCGTATTGGGACTGCGAAACCCAAGTTTGGCTTATACCCTATCAGGTTTCTGGCGCTGGCGGATTCGGCGGCGGCGTGGGAACCAAAAGCTACGTCACACTCCGAGCCGCAATCGACGCTGCCTCGCTCGCGCCCGCCCTGGCTGGAGGGAAGCCGTGAGCGCCGACAAAAAGACTGATTCAATGAAGTTGCCGGAAGGCTACACCTGCGCCGATTGCGTCCATATTAAACGCTGTCTCGCTTTCGGGTACTCGTGGGCCGAAAGAAAGCAATGCGACTTCTACCCAAATAGGTTTCAACTTTCAATGTCGGCACCAGCGCGATCCGACAACTGCATCAGCGTAAACCGATCCACCCCGCCCGCCGTTAGCGGCGAAAGGGGGCAGGCGCAGTAACACTTTATGAGCACTACACAATTCGATCTGGTCCCAAATTTCGTGAAGGAGATCAACATTCTTGCTGTTCTCGCCCACCGCAACTCGGAGGCTCACGGCTTCTGGAAGGACGAGCCGAATCCATCCGGCGTGACTTGGAAGCTGTCGCGCATCGCCCTCATGCACTCCGAGCTTTCTGAGTGCCTAGAAGGCGTGCGCAAGAACCTCAAGGACGACCATCTGCCTGAGCGTTCAATGGAGGTGTGCGAGCTGGCAGACACGATCATTCGCATCCTTGACTACGCCGGGGCCTACAACCTTCCGCTGGGGGAAGTGATCTTGGAGAAGATGGCTTACAACGCAAAACGCCCCTTTATGCACGGAGACAAACTAGCATGACCCCCCAAGAGACAATCGCCCACCTCCAGTCGCAGCTTGACGAGTGCCGCAAGGAACTGGCCGAGGCTCGCAGCAGAGCCTTCAACCACGAGGAGTCTTATCGTCGCCTTATAGAGAATACGGACGCGGAGGCCCTATCCTACCGCTCCGAGATAACCCGCCTCAAAGAGTTGAAGCACGCCGCCGAAACCGCCCTCGCCGCCTTGCAGGTACGCGTGGAGGCGGGGGAGAGGGACAACGCGAGCCTCAAGGAACTCATCACCCACCAAGAGGCTGTGCGTCACGCCGCTTTAGAGGAAATAGCTTTCGACGCTCAACCGCAGGAGGGGAAATACGTCACTGGAACGATCCAGAGAGCACACCGAATTTTAGCTACCAACACTGTGGACGGCATATTAGACTGCGTGGCCCTGAACACGTCCGCCGCCGCCGCGAGCGGCCAGAGGGGGGATGCGTGAATGAGCCAGATGAGACATCCGATGATTGCAATGTCATCTGTCCATATTGCGGTCACGCCTATCAAGCTGAGGCCGAGGACTTCGATGAAGATGAGCGCGAGGAAACCTGTTTCTCATGCAAGCGCGTTTACCTGATGCACGACGAATGCACAGTCACCCACTACGCAAGGCCCAAGCCATGACGCCGCAGGAGACGAGCGCGGGGCCCCCGGATGCGCAGGTGAATGCGATGGTGGCGGAGCGCGTGGCGGGGTGGAAGCCCCACGCACACCCGTTGATGAAATACATGGATGGAAGCCCCGTTATGATTACCACGCCCTCCGACTACCTCAACGACGCCAACGCGGTTATCGCGCTGCTGGAGAAGGAGGGGATGGTTGAGATACAACGGATGCACCGCGAGAAGATCGGCTGGCAATGGGAGGTGAAAGTTTGGAAGGCTGATAGTCGTTCCTTTTTTGAGGACGAAGGGCATGGCCCCACCTTCTGCGCTGCCGCCTGCCTAGCCCTCCTCGCCGCCCACGCCGACAAGGGGAAGGGGTGATTTTTATGAGCAATCCCGCACTCCCTTCATCCGAATCGGACGACTTCCAAGCCACTCTCGGCTTTATGGACTTCGCCCTGCGCGACAAAGACCCCGAGGCGCTGTTCGATCTTTTCCGCAAGATCGAGGGGCAAGTAACGGAGCTAGAGGACCGCCTAGAGGCCGAAAACCCGTGGTACAAGGAGTACGCCAAATGACCCCCCACCCCCAACGCCCCAAGGTGCGGCGGCCTGTGAGGATGTGGGCGAAATGGTCGCCCGGTTCTGTCGGCACGAATCCCAAGGCCATCTTGGAATGCGTTCCAAAGCAGCCGACGTATCTGGAGAACTGCTATCACCCCGTCCTCGTCATCGACCACAGCAAGGAGGCGCTGGAGGGGTTGGTTGAGAAGGTCGCCAAGGTTATCAACTCACGCGAGGCCATGCTTCACACGATGGTTGAGGACCGAAGCGAGATAGCGGCACGCCTCATCCTCCGCGCCATCGGCCTGACGGCCAAGGGGAAATGAGCATGACGCCTCCGCCTTCAATCGTAGTCCCCGCCTTCCCCTCCGCCCACGCGGTGGACCTCTCACGCCTGCTGGCCGCCATCGCGCAGGTCGAGCGTGTCCGCGGGTCGCACCGTCGGGGATCTCACGGGGAACGCGGCAAGTACCAGATGACGCGCGCCGCATGGGACGAGGATGCCGGCGGCCTGCCGTTCGCCCACGCCGAGAACGACGCCTACTCGGACATCGTTGCCCGCGCCCGGCTGGTGCGGCTGCGCTACGAGCTCCTGGAGAGGCGCCTGGAGCCGTCGGCCTACAACCTTGCGCTCTGCTGGAACGGGGGCGAGGGCGGGGCCGTCAGGGTGATCTTGAAGAAGTGGAGCCCGCCCGAGATGCGCGACTACGCGGAGCGGGTGTCCGCACTCTACCGCTCCCCATGACTCCCCGAAAGCCCGCAGGGAAAAAGAGGCTTGGCCGGAAAAACTTCTTGCTTTCGAGGAAAGTGCGCCGCAGCGTTTAGCCCCATGAGCGGCTGGCCATATTTTCTGACATCGACGATCCAAGCCTTCTCTGGACCAACGTCCTCATACCGACTGCCACAAGGCCAAGGTGCCTTCTCCCGGGGCTATGACGCCGACGAGATGGCCCGCGCCGACGCAAGACGCGCCGCACTCGGAACCCAACTGATTTCCCAACCAAAAAAAGGAATAATGAAAACGATACTGGACGACATGAAGGCATTCATAACGGAACACCGCAAAGTGATCTACTTTGTCGTGATCCTGCTCATCATCGACCGCTTCTTCCTGAAGCGCGCAATGGAGAACCGCCTGAAGGCGCTGGCCGAGAAGCTGCTCGGCAAGGTCGAGGACAAGCTGCACTCGCTGACGACGCCCCCGGCCATCCCGCCCGCAACGCCGCCGACGCCGTGAAGCTGTTCACCGCATTCTGCTGCGGGCTGTTCCTCGGCATGTCGAACATCCTGTGGCACCTCCTCTACTGGGCGATCATCGCGGGCCTCGTGCTCTACATCGTCGCCCACAGGTAGCAGCGCACTTCACTCAATCGTCTCACTAATCTTATGACAAAAGAATCCACAACACTCGCGGTGCAGGAAGCCCCGCCGCTCGTCAAGGCCAGCACGCAACTCGCCACGTTCCTCGGCATCGAGACCGGCATGATGCTGGATACCATCAAGGCCCAATGCTTCAAGAGCACGACTCCCGACAAGGTGAGCGACGAGCAGCTTGCCGCGTTCGTCTCCGTGGCCAATGCGCTCCGGCTCAACCCGCTTCTCTCGGGGATGCTCTATTGCTACCCGGCGAAAAACGGGGGGATTGAGCCGATGATCGGGCCGGACGGAATTTTCACGCTCCTCGCCAACAACAGCGACATCGTGAAGCAGGCGGACGGCGGCCCGGCGTGGTACACGGAGCAGGGCAAGGAGGGCGCGGAGGACATCTGCACAGCCTTCATCAACCACGCCACGAAGGGCCTGCTGAAAAAGAAAATCTACCTCTCGGAGTGGGTCGTCGGGTCGAATCCCAACTGGGTCTCCCGCCGCCGACACATGGCCGACGTGCGGGCCTTGAAGCAATGCGCCCGCCAGGTGATCCACGGAATCCCCTTTGACGAGGACGAGCGCAAGATTGCCGAGATGGTGAACGTCACCGACACGGCGAACGAGCAGGCACCCGCCCCCGACCGCCCCGACCCGGCGACGCTTCGCAAGCGTGGTCGGCCGCCGTCCGCCCCCAAGGATGCCATCGACGTCCCGGCGACACCCGCGGAGACGCCTGCCGCCGCGCAGGAGCCCGCGAAGGCCGAGAAGCCTGCTGACGCCCCCGCGCAGCCCGCCACGCCAGCCAAGGGCAAGCGCACCACGCTTGAAAAGGGCGAGAAGCTGACCATTCGCCCCGCCGCCATCATCTCCGCAGTCGTGGACGACCTTGGCGGCCCGGGCAAGCCCGGCTGCATCGCGGACATACGCAGCCCGCAGTACGAGGGTAAGGTCTACGACATGGCTGGCGCCCACATGGTCGCCGGTCCCGACGGCGTGAAGGCGCAGCTTCTCCCCGTGTGGGCGAACGGCGCAGGCGTGGCGCTCGAGGTCGAGGGACGCGGCTCAAAGGCCCACGGCGTCATCGTCCTCGTGACCAAGGTCACGCCCATCGCGCCGCAGGAGGAGAAGCCCAAGGCCGAGGAGCAGGAACAGGGCGG